CCTTTACACAGCTTACGATCTGGGATACGGCAGGTGAAACCGGACTTGGGGAACTGAGTTAATTGCAAGTAATAGATTGGGGAATAGGAGGTAAGTATGGGCGATCGGTGAAACCGGACTTGGGGAACTGAGTTAATTGCAAGCGCATATCCCTAGATTAGATTTAGTGCCGGTGGAAATTGGTGAAACCGGACTTGGGGAACTGAGTTAATTGCAAGCCACTTCTGGAATATCTCGCCGCGCCCGTCCTCAGGTGAAACCGGACTTGGGGAACTGAGTTAATTGCAAGACTTGGTTTACTAATCTATGGCTAGAGATATTCTGGTGAAACCGGACTTGGGGAACTGAGTTAATTGCAAGAGTCAGGGATTTTGAGGTGGCATAAGCAGCCATACAAGGTGAAACCGGACTTGGGGAACTGAGTTAATTGCAAGATGTAAGACAGCCTGGCGCTATACTTCTCTATATAGGTGAAACCGGACTTGGGGAACTGAGTTAATTGCAAGTAGGGACAAAAGAATAGAAAATGTCAGGTTGTCAGGTGAAACCGGACTTGGGGAACTGAGTTAATTGCAAGGACGGCTAAGGAAATTTGGCAACTACTAAAACAAGGTGAAACCGGACTTGGGGAACTGAGTTAATTGCAAGAGTGAAATTTACGCCAGTCTGGACAATGGCGAGGTGAAACCGGACTTGGGGAACTGAGTTAATTGCAAGAGAGGATGCTCCGGGGTATGGTAAAGATTTTTGGAGGTGAAACCGGACTTGGGGAACTGAGTTAATTGCAAGTTTGCTCTTGTGGGGTGCGATCGCGCACCTGGTCATTGGTGAAACCGGACTTGGGGAACTGAGTTAATTGCAAGGGAATTGTCTCCTGTGGCGTGCCTATCTATTAGGTAATAGGTGAAACCGGACTTGAGGAACTGAGTTAATTGCAAGTTGCATATATGTTCCCAGGCTAGACGATTACAGTTTCAACTATCCTCAGTCCCCAGTCTTAGTTGCAAGTCTAAATTCCATAAACCCCCCCGGTTTAAACTGCCTAGTTTCAACTATCCTCAGTCCCCAGTCCTTCAAAGTCGGTTTGTTTCAACTATCCTCAGTCCCCAGTCCCAGTTGCAAGTATACCATTGTTTTAATTGTTGCCAAATCTCATTGGCAGAGTTTCAACTATCCTCAGTCCCCAGTCTTAGTTGCAAGGCTTGCGAATCAGTTTCCCCTGCTTTTCGATACTTGTTTCAACTATCCTCAGTCCCCAGTCTTAGTTGCAAGTTCAGCAAAGGATTCTAGCAGGTTTAGGCGTTCAGTTTCAACTATCCTCAGTCCCCAGTCTTAGTTGCAAGAAGAATTTATAGATAGCTTACAACACTTAGCAGTTTCTAGTTTCAACTATCCTCAGTCCCCAGTCTTAGTTGCAAGACAGAGCCACAGGAAGGCTAGAGAAAGTCTTTTTGAAGTTTCAACTATCCTCAGTCCCCAGTCTTAGTTGCAAGTATGCTACCTTTATGTCATCAATGAATATTTACTTAGGAGGTTTCAACTATCCTCAGTCCCCAGTCTTAGTTGCAAGATCTTTGATAGAATCTAGGGTTAGGTTGCTAGAGTGTTTCAACTATCCTCAGTCCCCAGTCTTAGTTGCAAGCAAAGAGATTGTGGACCCACGACCCGCACCTATGGGTTTCAACTATCCTCAGTCCCCAGTCTTAGTTGCAAGCATTAAAAAATCTCATTTCAGCCGCTTAAATCAGCTTGAATCTTTAAAAGAAACTGGGCGAAACTCTTGCAATGTCATGGTTCTGGGCTTTTGGCGAATGTCTGGGGTTTTTGCCCTAGCTTTGATATGCCAAAAGAGAGGGTATAGTTGCCAGCCATAGTTCCGGCTGGTCTTTGGGGGTTGTCGCCTTCCCCCTTACTTTTTAGGCAAAAGCCTTAGAAGTCATAAGCTAATATTATTAGCTGCCCGCCCAAACTGCGGTAATTTAATATTAGCCTAATCTTATTACTTTGTCAAGCGTTTTTTCTTAAATCTTTTAGGCTTTTGATAAACTAGCTTAACATTATGATATTTGACCTCTCCCAGTTCAAAACCACCATTTTGCTTATGATTTCTAGCAGCGTTAGTATCAGCTTGCTGGGGAATGTCAAATAACTTACAGTCAGAGTTTTTGCAGACAAATTCATGTTGCGATCGCCGTTCTCCCTTTTGTCCACAACAATGACAAGTTTGAGAACTGTAGTTAGCAGGTGGTTCATGGAAGTTGCCACCTCTATTTTCTGTTTTCTGTTTGGTTTTAGCTTTTAAATCGCTTAAACATCTTTGTCGCATAATCCAGTTTAAACCGCGTTTAGCCGATGCACCATTGTGAGCATATCCCACCCCTTCTGGTAATGCTTTTGGCTCTACTTGTTTTAGTAGATTATTAATCTGCGTGTCTTCCCAGGCAATATGTTCATAAGTACGAGATAATCTTGTGGATAGCTTATGATTAAAAGCATTAGAGGAATTAGCCCCACGTTCGTGTAGACGGCTTATTTTTTCCTGTAACTTAGTTTCATTCTTTGTCTTGATTCTAGGGGTCTTGTTGCCCAAACTTTTCCACTTTTTATCGTTAATTAATTCAGCGTTGTCTAAGCGTGATTGTAATTCCTCAATATGAATTGAAACCCGCTCTCTAGTAAGGTTAGGAAGGAATAAAGCACCATGATCTGTAGACACAACAGCCTGTACTCCGGGGTCAATACCCACACTTAAATCTTTGCCTTTAACTATTGATGATTCCTTGATTTGTTGTTCAAGAAATTTGATTTTTGATTTGATATCTTCGTACTCTTGACTATCTTCTCCAAACTCTTTTTTAACCTTGGGTAATTTCTTTACCAGCGCGATTTTCTCTTCATGTAATGGATGAGCAATGACAATATTAATGTAGTACCCTGATGGATTTTGGGTTAACATATATGTGCGTGGTAAAACTTGAGACAAGTTCAATCTTTTTACCCAATTCTTATCAATAATGGTAATAGGACTAAACCCAGTGACAGTAACTATGTTTTTATTAACGTCAATCCTATTAGGCGCACACTGATTGTTAGATAAAGTTGTAATCTTGTCACTGTCTTTTTTGAATTTAGGCTTTCTACTGTTCATCCTTTTAGGGTCTAGAAATGCCGACCATGATTCTTTAAAAAATGCCAGTAGTCCGCCTATATAGTGAGAGGAAACTTGTAAGTCTGGTAAATTTTGGAATGCCCTTAAAGTGTTCAGTCCATTCACGTTATCAAGTTTCTCCAAAGTAGTCAGTTCCCTACCTTCAAACTTTCCACCAGGGAATGTACGGTACTTATGGGGGACTATTTCTATTCGTTGCCAAAGTTTATCACCCTTAACTAATTTGTATCCTTTAACGTGAATAATACCTTTCTTGGTATTAATTGGGATGTTGATATTTTCGTCTCTCTTCCAGTAGTTCCCACCTGTGGCTATCTGACAGGATAAACCTTCATAACCGCTATTCCCCAGCCGTAAAGGAACGGGAATAATCCCATCTAAACTAAATGAACTCCATCTGGCAAATATGTCAAATTTAGCCACTAATTCCTGTTCTTTTTTAGTCAGTCTAGGCTTATCCTTAGTCCTGTAATAATCCTTTACTAATTGCTGCTGTTCAGGTTTAAGCTTGTCTAATTTTTCAGTAGCTTTATCCAAGTCAGCACTGAGTTTAGCTGCCCAAGCATACCACGTCACGCAATGGTTATGTAGTTGATTAGAAAGTGTTAAGTTCCACAACCATGTTAGTTCTTCCAAATAGCGATCGCACAGTTGCACCTGATCAGTGGTAAGTTTGATTTTGATTTTGATTGTTTTCATGTTAATATATTGGGGTCGTTATCGAAACTAGCGACTAAGTACCTGGTAATAGAAACGTGGTTACTCTGAATAATCACGTTTTTGGGTACTTATTAATGATAGCATAAGTAGATAAATATTGAGTAATTTATTAATAATTTAATCCATACAAGCAAGCAAGCGAAACAAATATTTTCTAAAACCACTTGACAGTAAACAAAAAATAAGATAGACTATATGTATAAATCAGAAAACAAGGAGACAAAACAATGAAGCTTAGACAATTTAAAGACGTACCAGTCTGCGGGTATTTTTCCTTAACGGACGATAACCAGGTGTACGTCAAGATGTCCGCAGGGAAAATTAGAGCCTTCGGCGGAAACGCGGATATTCGCTTTGGACGGAGAACCGCTGAAGTTCAATATTATGGTCAGGACATGAATGATGTCTTGGCTGTTTCAACAGTGTTATAGTTGCATTGTAGGTTTCAACCTGATACCCACTAACACGCTTTAGTGGGTATTTTTTTATTTATTCAATAAGTACGCTTTAAAATTGCTTTATAAATTCTGAACCAAAGTCTATTAGCTTCTTGTCATTTTTAAGCGCGGCGGGCATAACCTGGTCCAATGAGTGATTTATCTGTTCTCTAAAAATATTTACTTTTAAATCAGGAATAACAGATATCTGTTGTATTAGTTCTTTTCTTAAAGAAGCTTTTTTATTTACGCTTAAGCTAAAGATTGTTAATTAAGACTGTTAATTAAGATTGTTCAATAATATAGATGAAACCTTAAATTCAACGACTCCAACGTTACTTTTAACGACTCCAACGTTACTTTTAACGACTCCAACGTTACTTTTAACGGATCGAGAATATAAGGCTTTCAAAGCTTTCTTTGCTAAAATAAAGACAACTGAACTGGGTTAATTGCAGGTGGACTCATAGGAGAAACAGGAATTACAGGAATTGGTGTTATTTCCGCCACGAAGGCATTTGATTGTAGTTGAGCGATGTAATTTATCAACTCTATTAACCTAGTGTCTCTAATGGCTTTTATTCCTCCTTCAAGTTCCCAAAATCTATCGTCAAAAACTTTCATCAGTTTGTCGCTTCTATAATTCCCTGAATCAATCTCAGTTTTACTAAATCCCAATCCCATTAATTCTTCATATATCTGCAAATACTTTTTAAATCTGCTATCAACATAAACCGTGTCCAACTCAAATTGAACTGGAAAAAGCGTACGACTACGCGCTTCTAATGCCCATGGGATAATGTGCTTTTGTCCTGATTCTGCTATGGCAATAGTAAACGGTGGTTCAGGGGGGGTTAATAAATATTCCCTGATTTCTACCCGTGTTAATAAGTTTTTCACTACCAAGAAAGTATCTTTACCTTCAGTGTGAGTACCTTCAATTATTGGTGCTATTAAAGTGTCACCTTGGTACACCCTAGACAAAGACCGTCCCCACAGTTTTGACCACTTATTTTTACCTTCATTCCAATACCATAACTGCTTTTGATTACCAGAAATTGTGGAATAGCAGCGATCGCACAGCAGCTTAGAATCTGGACACTTAGCTGATGAGTGCATAGTGAAAGTATTAGATAATTCTAGTGGGTTTGAAGCTGGTTTAGCACAAAGATAACAGTTAAACATAGTTTGATATTTGTGGGAATTTATCAACAAATTGGTTGTAAATACTGGGGTAATATCTTTTTAATTCAGCTAATCTACCCCAGTTTGCTCCTGTAGTTCCAATCGGGCAACCATTCCTGACTGTCATTTTGTTAATGTCATAAATTGCTGGGTATTTGAGTGAGTACATATCTATGTACTGCCATATTTCTTCTGTAGTCCAGTGAGCAATAGGCGAGCAACAAATTAACCCATTTTTTAGTTCATGAACTTCGCCATACTTGTTAAGATAAAATGCTCTATTTTTGCTTTCTTGTTTCCTTATTCCCCATGCGTACCCCTTGATATTGTTAATTTCTTGGTACTCTTGTAATGGATCATAAATCAATTTTTGGTTAATTAATTTATCTACTTTTGTATCCATTGTACCCTCTAATGGAACTCCGTAATCTATGTATAAATGCCATAAATCACGAACTGGACAAAGCTCAATAATGTTCCAGTTTTGAGTTTTCAAGTATTCCAATAACTCAATACAATCATCCCATTCTGCTAACAGTCCTTGGTTTACCCAAACTAACGGGCAATCAGGGTAAACTTTTCTAATTAAATGAGACATTACCAAGCTATCTTTACCACCGGAAATACTTGCATAAACCTGATAATTACATTGTTCTAGCCATTGATTAATGAAATTAATGGCTTTGGTAATTTTCTTTTTTAACCAAGGGTATTGAACCCCAGAACCATTACTAAGCATAAATCACATTATCCTTTGGCATATAGCAAAGTTCTTTATTAGCTGCTAACCAGGCTGGGCTTTTCCATCCCCAGAGCAATTGAGGATTATCTATTTTTTGTGATATTAACCTCACAGGCATAGGACGCATTAGCTTATCATCTCGCCATAAATGGTAGTCATCATAAGCTATTTCTATTTGCCATTGCTTAATCTCACCATTGCCATAACTTCGTTTTTTCTGAATATGGGTAACAGATGACAATAGAGCGTTAATCCCGTCTTTGTCTCCTACTGCAAACCAACTAATACTATTCGTTAAACGAGTGTATAAAGGCAAATCATAAGACTTTTCCGCACCTTCACCTGTCAAGAATTTAGGCTTTCTTTTCCCCCAATTCAAGCTATTTTCATGATTATCCCATCTTTTCCGGTATCTATCAGTATTTTCACTTTTGACCACGTAACAAGGTGAACTTACACAGAAATACTTATCATTCATTATTGTATTCTGTTTAAGCGGTAATTCATCTACTAAAAAATCCTGAACTTCTGCAAGTTGTTGAATTGTAGGATTGGATGATAATAGATTATTTTCTTCTAATAATCTATAGGTAAGAAGTCCGTCTAAAGAAGGACTCCAATTGTCATAGACACCAATCGGTGTAGACAAATATGCAGTGACTTTTAAATTATTCACCTAGTAACTTCCTTAATTCTTTGGATGTTTTTGCTTCACTTAAAAACTGCTGATACTGATTGATATATTCCCGATATTTTTGATGGGAATTAATAAATCTGTCCCCCATGACTCCATCCTTCAAAGAACACAATAAACCCCGTTCATGGTCAGATTGAAACCAGAAATCAAGATGAACCCTGCCATTACCGCGATTACCTTTGCCACCAATATAAGGTGATTCTGAGAACTTGAGCAAAGTATCAAATATCCATCCCTCCTCTACTTGAGTACAATTCAAATCCCATCGGGAATAAAGTTTAGCACCGGGCATAATTAATCTATCAGCAGCAATCATCTGGTCTGATTTAGTTTTCTCTTTAGTTTTACCATCACCTGTTAATTGTGCTTGTACTTCTGATGGTAGAAATTTGAGTAAGTTGGGATCTAAAGTGCTATCCCTGCGAGTTGTCTGATCAATTGTTAAGTATTCAGTCCATGTTTTCATTGCTTTTTTGACCAATGGTAAACATTCTGATTTTACTTGATTCCAATTAGTCAAGTCTTGTGGTTTTGTGGCAACAAAAGGGTCAGAAGAAAGTCTGTTTTTGGCTTCAATTAATGTTAAAATAGTCGGTTGTATTTCCGGTGGTAAAATTGCTGGGACTTGATTGTAAACGTATTCTGCTGACTCATAGCAGACTAAATAACCACTGCCAACATTAATTCTACCAGCTACCATCTGAGCTTCTTTAGTTCCAAAAACACCTATGGGTTTAGCTGTTCCTAATACTGACAACCAAGGCATAAAGACCCGGATCTTTTTATCCAGTTCCATATCTGAAGCCGTCCCCCCATCAATTCGCCCGCCAGCAAACATTGTATGGTGAGTATCTGGATTTACTTTAATTCCTAATTCTGTGAGTGCTGCTGCCACTCCTACCCGGCGCAAAATACCGTTTCTGATTGCATTACCAGAATAGACAAAAACACTTCTAGGATTACCTTCAAAATCTAATAACTTAGTAGTTTTCAAGTTGCTAACATTGCCAGATACTTCGCCTATATGGCTTAATGGTGTCTGTAGCGTGATTAAGCAATGCAGAGTTAATTTCTCTCTGTCAAAAATATTATAATTGTCAAACATTTGTCACCTCTACCTCAATAAAATCTTCTGGTTCATCAAGCCCCAAACTTCTATCTTCTTCAAATCGCAGACGACAAATTACTTGAATAACTCCTGTTTTTGTTCTGAGCAATTCCATTACGTCCCACTCACTAAATCCGTGGGGTTCAATATCAGCAAGCAAGTCAAGCCACCCCATAAAAACCAAACTTCGATCTATTGGTAGTTCCTTAATTTCAGTTGCATCTTCATTAATTCTCAGTATTCTCTGAGTTGGTTGAATGATTTTGGTTAGCTCTACAGGTCTTAATTGCGATATCAATTTATCGCAAAGCCTTTGTAAATAATCTTCTAAATTTGTGGATATTTCCGCGCAATTCTTGATAGAAGATTCCAAGTATGTCCAGGTTTTAGTTCCCATCGCTGGACTACGTTTTCTATCACGACATTTGAAAACCCAATAACTTAAACAAGCCGCTACGCCATAACATTTGTCTCGTGTCTGCGGCATCCCATAATGATTTATTGTCACCTTACTTTCCCAAACTAAATTAATTTAATAGTAACTTAGTATAACAGATTAATAGCTATTAATAATGTCAAGCTTAAAGTATACGGAACTTTATATTTTTCGGATGTAATAATTTTGCTAATTAATCAATAAACGATCTGTATGAAATGTGGGATTAACCCTTGAGATACACTAAAAAAGATTTAAACTAAATTTTTTTGTATCCACTAAAGCGTATTAGTGGGTATTTTTTATTTATGCAATAAGTACGCTTTAAAATTGCTTTATAAATTCTGAACCAAAGTCTATTAGCTTCTTGTGCAATAGTGTTTAAGCGCGGCGGGCGGGCATAACCTGGTCCAATGAGTGATTTATCTGTTCTCTAAAAATATTTGTCTTTAAGCCAGGAATAACAGATATCTGTTGTGTTAGTTCTTTTCTTAAATCCTCTTATGAGGGGCATTCCGCTTAGATACTTCCTCTTTAGATAATTCTTTAATTAAATACTTTATTGAATAAGTATTTATTATATAGCAGGTTTTCCGTAGCTGGTTTTTCCGTAGCTGGTTTTTCCGCAGCTGGTTTTTCCGTAGCTGGTTTTTCCGTAGCTGGTTTTTCCGCAGCTGGAAAACCTGATTGTGGATAAAAATAGCCATTAAAGACATTGGATTAATAAAAACGATGATTCACATCATGCAACTATAATCAATCCTTTTAATGGCAAAAATAATATCAATTCCCGAAACTTTAAAACCAATCCCTTTCGCCGGGACAGCGTTTAACTTTTTTGCAAGGTAGAAAATGCCCTGAAATATGCCCAACCCATTTGCCATACTCATCTACTAAAGTCCGGCTAAAATCAGCGTTAAGCAGTTGGCACGGTCGAATACTTATTCCACATCCAGGGCAACGACTACCACCCCAGGAAGCCGAAGAAAGGTTGTAGCTTCTATGGATTTGTTTAAGCGCGATCGCGTCTAATTCCCTTAGTTGCTGTTTTAGTTGATGTCGGTTACGTCGCTTACTTCTTTTCATATTGTACAATTTACAACTTCAAAAATTCAGTACAAAATATATTAAAATACGGACAATTTCTTATTGACAAGGATAAAATAATGATATAAATATAGAGACAAGGGAGACAGCCCAAGCCTCTATTAACCAAGTGATTAGGAGTATTGTACCATGGGTGTTGCACTTATCGTTAAAAAGTTAAAGTCAGCGATCGCCCTTTATCTACTCAACAAAGAGATGGAAATTGAAATTTATTTGCAATGACCAGGAAACAGGAGAGCATCACGCTCTCTATCTCAATGGAAGACAAAGCCAAGCTAGAGAATAAAGCTTTAGAGTTTGGCTGTACGTGGGGTGAATACCCCAACATCTCAAAGTTCATGAAACTAATAGCTAATGATGAGTTGTTAGTTTCTAAACCAAATAAACCCGCAACCCAAAAGCGGGCATTAATCAAAGATGCAGTCAACAGCATCCAATCGGCACTAACAATTTTACTGGAGTTAATTTAATGCAAGTATACCTACTCACCTCTGGTGAATATGAAGATTATCAGGTTCACGGCGCTTTCGCATCCATGGAAGATGCAGAAAGAGCAAAACTTCTATGGGGCTTAAATGAAGATGAGTCCGCGTATATTGAAGAGAGAGAGGTTTTGAAAATTCCAGAACTACTCAAGCATGATAAAAATCCGTATTTGGTAAAGTTTGACGCTAAAGAACAATACCCAGTGTACGTCTCTAAGGGATGGGTCGGGATAAGTTCAATTGAAGAGGGCTACTCTTTCCTGGGAGACGTATATCGTTTTTACGTCTACGCTGTATACGAAGAGGATGCTAAAAAGAAAGCAATTTCTTATTTCCGCACCTTACCAAAACTGCTACGGAAAGAGCAGCAGGAAGAGCAGTGGTATCCATTGAAGTAGCTTGAATCTTTTGTACCCACTAAAACGCTTTAGTGGGTATTTTTAAAACAATGACAACTGTTGATGACCGGGTTTAATCTTCTCCTCAATCTCTACCTGTTCCTCTACAGTTAAGCCTCTCTCAGTAATGGGAGTGTTTAGGCGTTTATGAATAATGTCAACATATTCCCGTTCCTTCTCAATGCAGATATAGTTTCTGTTGAGTTCTTTACAGGCGATCGCTGTTGTACCACTACCGGCAAATGGGTCAAGGACTAAATCGCCGGGGTTGGATATCCACCGAACCAATGTAGATATCAGTGCTACAGGCTTTTGTGTGGGGTGAATGGTTCGTTCATGATGTTTCATGCAGCCTTTGAACGGAGATTCAATAACATCTGTTTGCTGTCTTGTCCCATGATTCTCTGAAACATAATCATCTTTGGTCCATGCAGAAGCATTTGCTCTATCTATTTGATTTTTGCCGTCTCTAATATAGCCAGTATTTTTTTGTTTTTTTTCATAAGGCTCTCCTGGCAATAATATTTTGTTATAAACAAGGTTTGATACTTTATGTTTTGGGTGAGCAAATATACAGTAAGGTTCGCTTTTGCTCATAGGTTTCTTGGCTGTATGAGTTCTCATCACTCCTCTCGGTTTTAACCACATTCCTGACCATCTAATAGGATAAATACCGCTAAACTTAGCAAGTAATTCAATACTCCCAAATACAGCTAATTGTCCATCACTTTTAAGTTTTGGTAATAATAATTTTAAGAATAAGTCAACATCAAAGCCTGTTTTATCAAAGTTTAAATCAGTTGTCATGTAAGGCGGATCTGTGATTACAGCGTCAATAGAACCATCAGGAATATCTTTCAAAACCTCAAAACAATCACCATGAATTACTTGATTAATCATGCCCTGGCTATCAATAAAAGTACATGATTATTATATCAATAAGTGTAGTTATATTTGCGATTAAGTGTTATAATTAAAATACCAGCACCGTTAAGAATGTAGTCAGCATTCCCAACGGCGATATCACTGGTAACTAACCTAGACAAAGTAGGCTAATCATGTCTAATATATCAGCTTTCGTCCACAATGGGATTTCTGTAGAAATTGATCAGGATTTTGTTAATCTTACCAAGTTATGGGAAATGGCAGGAAGACCCGAAAGCCAAACCCCTGCTAAGTGGCGATTACTTCCCAGTACGGATATGCTAATCAATCAAATCCTTGACAGCAAAAGACTAAAAGATAATATCAGATTATCAGATGTTTTTAAAGTTACAAGAGGACGCAACGGTAAAACTTTAGCACACTGGAAATTGGCCATTGATTATGCCGGGTATTTGTCCCCTTCCCTCAAATCTCAGTTTTATGATTGGGTTAAAGAGCGCATAGAAGAGGAGGCAAACCCAGAGTTAGCATATAAGCGCGGTAGGGAACGTGCTAAAAAGGGATGGCAAAAACAAGGACATACTGAAGAGTGGATTCAGCAGCGCATAGAAGGATTAGAAACCAGGGTGCAATTTACTGATACACTGAAAGAACATGGTGTGTCCGCACCTCACGAATATGCAATTTGCACCAACGAGATTTATAGGCCCTTGCTTGGGGGAACAGCCAAAGAGGTCAAGCAAAGTCGTGGGATTACCAAGCTTAGAGACGGTCTTTCCAGGGTTGAATTAATGGCTGTGGGATTGGCAGAAGCGATCGCATCTGAAAAGATGGATAGTCAAAATGCAGATGGGTTTAGTCAATGTAAAAATATATGCACTGATTCCGGCGAAAGGGTTAACAGAGTGTTTGAATAATCCGTAAATTCCCATACCCACTAATACGCTTTAGTGGGTAAATACAATGCAAATTAATAAACACTTACCAGCAATAAATTACGCCTAAACAAATTACCAAGAACTTGATGGTCTTGCAACAGATCAAATTGTTCCTCAAGAGAAAGTTTTAACGCTGATATTTTATCTCTGATAATTCCCTCAATAGCCCCCCACACAGCGTCATTCATCATAAAGCTAGTGGAAGTAGGTGAAAGATAATCAGCCGTACACAAAAGAGATTCCAGAGTTTCTTCATAAGCACTAATGCAAGACAAAGGCGATTTTAATTCAACCTCTTCAGGAGTAACTTTGCTATTATTAAAAAAATACAAAGATTGTGTCATAATTATACCCAAAATCATTAATTTAATATTAACTTACTTTTGAAAACCGGATTAAAACTAACAGCTAACGCTCATAAAATAGCTACCATAAAACCTTAAATATTTATAATTATTTGTGATAGAATAATTGTTATGTTTCCCTTATACCTGTAGGATTTCAAGATGATTCTATGGGTATTTTCTTGCTTATAATCTTTATTCAATTATAAGTAAAAGAACAATATGAAAAGCAGGAAACTACATTAATTCTATAGAAAGTAGAGAAAAACTATGTCTGCATACGAAGAAGGATATGATGCTGGATTCAACAATCAACCTTACGATAATCCCTACCCAGAAGGAACAAGAGACAACGAGCAATACTTTTATGGCTACTGCATTGGGGAAGACATGAATGAAGCTGCTTATGGCTGATCAGCTACTGTAAAACACGGGCTACCGCAGAACACGGACTAACATAATCTCCGTGTTTATTGTGTCTCAATAAAATATAAAATAACTTAGGAAGTTGAGTAATAGCAATTTCCAGTAACAAAAATGAACAGTCATTGATTATATATATCCCATAGCTGACAGTATGGCGATCGCGCAACCACACCTGACATATTAGACCCTCTTTAGCGTTTTTATAATATTTATGAGTTATTTTTGCCTGTATCATGCGGTTAAATTCTTCACTGATATAAGCAAAAGATAATTTAGTGTCTTTTCGCATAGGAATAGATTTAGACGCTTCTATCCATAATGTGTAAGAGTCTGCTTGAATAAGATTATTGTTTATGTATGGTGAGTCTAGGAAATAAAGGGACACACGATTAAAGCTCGTAGTTGCTAATATCTGCCGCATATATCCTTTAATTTCTGATTCTTGATTTGGGGATAACTTGGGTCTGTTCTTGTTTTTAAAAACTCTCTTATCTAATCTTTGCAATGATGGAATTATTTTAAAATGCAGTAAGTAGACTAAATATGATATTAAGATTAAAGCGATTAATGTTACTTCCATAAAGCTTATTCCCTTTTGCAAAAATCATTAAGTACCACATAGTTATTATATCAATAAGTGTAGTCATATTTGCGATAATTTGTTATAATAATAAAATACCAGCACCGTTAAGAACGGTATCAACATTCCTAACGGTTATGTTACTGGTAATCAACTTAAAAATAAGAAGTGACTATGAACAGTTTAACACAAATTGACGTAATTGACAGAAATGGTGAACTGGTTGTTGATTCCCGACTCATTGCCAGGGAGCTAAGTATTGAGCATCACACATTTCTTAAAAACCTGGTTAAGTACCTTGATAAAATTGAATCAAGGTTTGGGGTTGTTCGATTTGAAGTAGATAAACCCATGGAAGGTAGTTCTGGCGGTAGACCTGAGAAATATGCACTCCTGACTGAACCGCAAGCCACCACACTAATGACTTTTTCCCGTAATACTGATCAGGTTGTGGAATGCAAGTTAAGTCTTGTAGCTGCTTTTGAAAAGGCTAAAGCCGTCATAAAAACCGTTATTCCCCAACAGTCAGAGCGTATCCGTGAGCTAGAACTTCAGTTAGCAGTTGCCAAGGAAATTAACAAAGGCAAAGAAATAGACTCGTCTATGCTCACTATGCACGGCAAAGAAACAGTTTTAGCATTAAGAGGGATGTCAGATCAGATTGTCAAGTCTGAAGTTTTGGCTACTGAGATTGTGCAACTAAAAACGGGTAAAGTATCCAAAATCCTGACTGCTGATCAACTCAAAGCAGAAATTAAAAAGCGTACTGGACAAAAGATACCTTCGCTTAAATGGGTAGCTGATAAATTACGGAACATGAACCGTGATGATTTATTAATACCCGTTACGAGGCACTCTACTAGTGAGTATGTTGCACCTGATTCATTGGATGAAGTCATTGATTTAATATTTGGAGATACTAGACAAAGATTAATTGGTGAATAGTTCCCATATCCACTAATACGCTTCAGTGGGTACTTTTAAAACAATGAAACCCAATCAAGTATGTGCTAAAATCCAAATAGGCACAGCCTAGGGGTCGTCGTAGAACTGCCGCAACATTACCGCTCACGTAGCGGTTTTGTTGTTTTTAATGATAATAAAAGCACCACCAAAGGATAAATATTTCTTTAAAATCTTAAATAATTATGAAACATAATAATAACATTTTTTGTGGAATGTCCACACTTACAACGTTTTCAGGAATTTTGTAAGGACTTTTACTTACCTATAATTAAGTAAAAATTATAGGTAAATTACCATGAAAAAGAAAAAAATATTGTACGGGTTAATGTTTTTATTAATTGGAATTGAAAGCTTCATTCATGTCACCATTACATCACGTCAAGTGAAAGCCTTTGATAACACAGAAGGATTATCTAAACAGATACAAGTCTATCAAGCTAATTCACAAAAACCGATAAAAGTACAGGAGAATTATCAAAAATCTGATTATGAAGATTTTCATGAAGCTGTTGTATCACTGAATATTATCAAAGCCTTAATTGTTGTATCTGGATGCTTATTTACGGCTGTGGTGTCCTTAACAGGTGAGACTTTGGTTAAGACAATTATTTATCAGTTTAAAGATGTTTTATTGGAAATAATGAGTAATCAAAAATATTTTGATAATATTTCCTCTGAAGAGGTACTACGAATTACTCAAGAAATGAGACGCACGAGAAAGGAACTAAATGCAACTAGGCTATCTATGTTTAAGGAGTATGAAGGAGATCATACAGTGTTCTTGGAAGTATCCTCAGATGGTAAATATTCCTTAGCCCGTGAATCACCAATCAATAAACATTTTTTTGACTACGCTGTTTTACCAATGATTAATGATAACCAAAAATATTTTTATTGTACCAACAATGAAACTTGTGAGACTTGGTTAGCAGAAAGGGGAACTGGTCGTTTCGCTATTTATTTATTCTTTTATAAGAATACTTTTGCTGGGTTCTTATTGGCTGAATGGAATAAATTAATGTTGTTTAATTCAATATTCAAATATCAACAAAACGCTGATTACTATGAGTCCAAATTGGAAGATTTAGCTGCTATAATCAATGAAGCTATTAAGGACAAAAAGTAAGTCAGGTGTAGACAGATGTTAATAAACCAAAATGGAATTATAGACTTTATTAAAGTTCGTGGAGGAGTAATTAACCTGCGCGAACTTTCTCACTTTAACCGCAAAGATATTGAAGCTTTACAGCTGGAAGGATACATCAAAGTCGGTCGGGGGAGTAGTGGTATTGAAGTCACTTTATTGGATAAATTCACCAAGAAATATGATGGAATAGCAGCAAAAGAAGAAGTACGAAAACACCATCAAGTTATTGAAAATAAGTTGGTAGAAAAGAAGAAAACCAAGAGAGAGGCTAATGATTTCTCTCTGAAAAACAAGATATTTAGTGTTATTAAAAACGCTGATTATCCAGTGACAGCCAGTGAGATTAAAGAACAACTAATCCAGTACAATCCTAATAGTATCTGCGCTTATTTGTCAGCACTGGTTAAAGCCGGAATTATAGTTTGCAGTGAAAATAGAAAGATGTTTAGGCACTACACCACTCCCGACCGAAAAGAATTACTGGTAGGATTGAATAGAAAGCCCAAGAAACCTAAACCTGAACCAATTCCCGTTCCTGCCACCGCAGCCGCTTTAAAAGAGAAATTAGCCACAGCTAAAGACATAAATCTAAAACACAGGGTACTAGAGATTGTCGTTGACTCTGAGTCACCAATGACATTACAGCAAGTGCGATCGCTATTACCAGAATCCACTAACATCAAAACCATATCTGCATACTTATCACTGTTTGCCCGCAAAGGAATCTTATGCTGTAGTCGTGTTACCAAGAATAATATCAAATACTACACCACCCCAGATCGCTCTCATCTATTTGGGGACTGGACCCCCCGACCCGGTTCACAGAAGGTTGCTGAAAGAATTTTAAGCGTGTTAGAAAATACTAGCATTGCTTTAGGGATTCGTGGTATATCTGCACAATCCCAAATACCACGTAAATCCGCTTGGGTTGTTATACACAAGCTAAAGAACAAAGGACTAATTGAGTTAAAGCGCACCGGATACTCTTTACATATTGCTCTCAAGTCCAATTCTTCTGCTATGGACAGCCTAAACAAAGTTTCTGGATACACATTAAGAGACCAAGTTATTGAGTCCATCAAAAACAATAACCATCACGCTCAAAGCATTTTAAGCGACTTAATTAATGATTATTCCCTTCCACATATTCACAGGGTACTACGACAAATGAGGTCCACAGGAGTTTTGTATTCCCGTACCAAAGGACGGCATACTCTTTATTTTTTGAATAATTAATAACAAAAAAGATGGGGACGACCCCATCAAATCACAGGTAACCTCAAAAAACCTATCATCATATTATCATATTATCATATCAAAATATTTTTTAAATAACAATAATTAATAAAAAGATAGGCTATGGGAAACCTATCTTGATCTTGCATCATTATTTATGAGCATCTACCTCCTTTATTGTAGCACAAAAAAAGATAGGCTGTGGAAACCTATCTTGACCTTATGTATCAATTCCTGTTGAAATAATTATATCAGATTTATGCCTTCATAGAGCAATTGATATCCTAATCTTAATCGCTGCAAAAATTCTGAAGTATTCCTGTTTTTCCACAATGGATTGCTACCGTCTCTAATCCAATTCTTGGGGCTATGGCAGATAGATTGATGACAAGATAAGCAAACCGGAAATGTAGACTCCCCAATTGCATCTTTCCCATAGTAAGCATGATGTATCTCATCTGATTTTTTAACCATACATACGCAACATAAACCATGGGTTGACTTATGGGCGATCGCGCATTGTTTCCGGTATTTCCTGGAACTACCATAGCGTTTATCGTAGTCCACTTTTTGTTGCTGTATCTTTTTCTTCTCTGCCATTTTCCGTTGCTGATACTTACTTTTCTTTTCGTATTTGGTAGACATTGCTGGTTTTTTGATAGTAAATAATAATCATATTTTACTATTTAGTATCAATTAATTTGTTCAGTTCATTAGCTAATTTCTCTGCCTTCTTTTGGGATAATCCGTACTTAATAGTTGTTAATCCATCACTGTTTTTAAAAACAATTTGCCACCATTTCTTGACAGTAATGGAAGACTGAACAGCATGAAATTTATCAATGACTAAGTTATCCCTAGCTTGCTTAAATTCGTGACACAATGCGTAAGATATTTCACTCATATTTGACTTGACCCTTTAACTTGAGAACTAAATTAATAGCAGTTTCAACAGTGGAATTGTCTGCTAATTCTGGATGCTGAGAAAGCGCGTCTAAAGACTTGACAGCACTTTTGATTAATTCACTAACAGTGACTTTAATTGTGGTCTTCATAGCTGTTTTTGGGGGGTAATGATAACTGAGAATTTAACTTTCTCTTCTTATATTTGATTAGTTGATTTAAGTGGGATAAAGCTATTGAATTATCAATAAGAGCAAAGTACACAATATTACTTTTGACATAGCTTCCCGCCCTGACTATACCCGTTGTGATGAACAATTCTAATATCTTTCTTAAAGTAGTCCCGCTACATTGATTTGGTGGCAACTTACGTAAAATACCTGTCACTGACATTGCTTCATCTGCATTTTTCAAAACATCTAAAACAGCGTTCTTGTTTTCATACCTGCCAATATAAGTACCTATAATTTCATGAAGTAAGCACTCCCTTTCTATGTCGGTCCATAACCGTGTATTCCAATCAATAGAACATACCAAACTTTCCTTTTCTAATCTCTTTAAATGATAGGCGATCGCTCTAGGTCTAATCTGTGGAAACTTATCTTTCAACTCCATAGCAGACATGGGTTTATGTGCATTTTTAATTTCACTAAAGATAGAATTTCTTACTTGTTGACAACGCTCAAGTCTGTCATTGTTACTAATTTTTGGTTGAGACTTTACTTTAGTTTTTTTGGGGATTTGAACGAGTTCTTTAGGCTTAATGATAGTTTGGGTTGGTTGCGGTTTCTTCTCGTCTCTAGCCTTAAATTCACTACAAATTAAACATACTTCATAACAACCAATCCGTCCCGTTATTTCTATATATTGGTGCAAATGTAATGTATCTAAAATACTATTAGGGAACTGTCTTAATTCTCTTAAATTAACAACTCCACCTCGTGCTTTTAAAAAGTCTAATACTTGTTGATAACTTGACATAGCAACCCTTAAACTGCATTTTTCAAAAAGAGTACATAGATATTTTATACTCTTTTTGACTGCAATTATTTATCATGTTTGCTGATGGATTTGATAACAAATTAATGGCGTTGATTGTAGTCCCCTTACTGTTTTGAACACATCAATTTCTCGTAGTGAATTAAATAGATAAGCTTCACTAATCCTGGATGTAAATACAACACTAAAAATGCTGGTATCTTTGTGAATCAATCCTTCATTAGCCTGTAACACAAATCCTTTCAACTGATTACTCATCTCCCATTCCCTCCTTTAATTTTGCCATTAATAATTCCACACCTTTATCGTTTAATTCCTGTTGGGTTAAATGTTTCCAGGCTGCTTTTAATTCGTCTGCTGTGGGCTGTCTACCCAAGCTTCTAATCCATTCAACCAATATTTGATAATAGTCCGCTGTGTCCTTTTGTGGTTGGGGTTCATCTTGGGAGTCGTTGTTTTGTTCCATTGCATCAATATCAAATACTGGGATTAATGCAACAAACGGATTACCACGGGTAGGAATTACCAGAGCATATCTCACCTCTTCATTATCCAGAAGTTCGCACACTTGACTAAACAAATCAGATATTTCTGCTTTGACATTTAACAACTCCGGCATCTTGGTTAAAACGTAATTAGATACTTTACCTAGTGCCAAAAAGCAGATATTTTTAAGCGCAGGACGACTAAAACCAGTGTAGGTACTCAATGGGTTTTGTCCCATAAAAATACCGTGAATCTTCATAGCAGCGGTGAAGTTAATAACATAATTCCACATAGCACAAAGGTTCATTGCTGTGTCTTTCGGCACTTGTCCAACAAGTCCTTTCCCTTCACCAAATACCACATTAACTTCATCTTGAATCAGGAATATTTCACCTAATCCTTCACCCTTGCGGTTGTTTTTAAACTCATCCTGACGTGCATCTATAACTTTTGTGGCAAACGTAACCCATTGATCTAGATTGGTTTTAAAACCATCAAACTTGCGGCTAAATTTACACAACCAAGCTGTTAAATAGTTCTTAGGGTCTGAACCAAACACATAAGCTGGTCCTTGTGACTTAGCAGCAATCTTATTGATAAAAACACCTGCTAAAGTAGACTTTCCTGACTGAGTTTCACCCCAAAAGCTAAAGTGGTGGTTAGCACGTTCGCTCATCTTCTGTCTAGCGGAACTTTCACACAATTCATCAACCCATTCATCATCTATCCGTACATATTCAGGATACTGAGACGCTAATTCTTCCAGTAATTGCCGGGTGCTGGGATTGATAATTGATTGGACCATCTTTTCATCCACTGTGGCTATTTCAGGATTAGCCACGGCACGAGAACCTGGTAACTGTCTAGGCTCATCAATAACCGCTTGTTGTATTTGCGGTAACTCAACTAAGCCTTGTAATCCATAAGATTGCATCCAGCGGGGTCGTTCCATTTCTGGAAGTCCATTTATATACCCTGCCAACTCACGCTTAGATTGTATAGCATTCTTACATTGTTCAAAGGTAAACGTGCCTTTGAGTTCCTCTTTGATAATAGCGTGACTAGCATCTTCAATAGACTTGTAGAACTTCTCTTTATGCTTGCGTCGGTAGACTTCAGCGGTAAAACACGCACCTGAAAAAAGCCCAAGTAACTGTTGAATTAGCTTAACTTCACTATTTAAGTTTGGGGCAAATATCACTGGGGTAAACGTACCCGCTATTGCTGTAGCTGCAAGAGTTCCCATCAGAACCCGCTCAACATTTATCAACTTGGAATAAATGTCTTTATCTTTTGAAAATGGATTAGTATGATGCTGCATAAGAAGGTTTTGGTAAGTTGGGAGCTAATGTTATGTAAGGGTCCGTGTTTGTAGGAATTACCAATGCACAAGGAATATATTTGTTGTCAAGCAAATCCCGTACGTGCCTAAAAAGATTTGCTAATTCTGGGTTAATTCTCCAGTAATTAACGCTGCACAAGAAGTACCTCATCACGCAAGTACCCATTGCAATTAAACAGATATTTTCTCTCTGTTTTTTAGTAAGTCCGTCATCAAACGGTCTTTGTCTTTCCAAAATGTCGTCTCTATGTAAACCAGTTCTCTCTTGAATTATCTCAATCAATGCTGATTTACCAATACCAAATTCCCCAGTTACTATTAGTTGAAAACGCTGGTTTTGACTTGAGTTTTGCTTTTGTGTCACCAAACTATCGCATAGATCATCTAGCCAATAATCATCAAGTATGATATGCTCAGGGTATTCAGAAGACAAAATTTCTAAGCGTTTTAAAATTGAGTTAAGATGCTGCATATAAACCTACCATGACTGCAAATAGAACTAAACCACCAAAGATGTAAATAGGGGCAAACCCCACTAAAGTCAAGTTTTTACTCATTACCCCGTGATATCTGTGGTATAACCCTAACCAATTATTAAAACCAGCAATTAGTATCAGTAACAATCCTAAAAGAATCAGTGCGATCGCACCGCCGGCAGTAGAAGGATAAGCTTTTATTAAAAAGCCTAAAAGCTGGAAAGTTGCATACCCACAAAATAATAACCCACCGTACAATAGTCTATTCATCTTTTTTAATCCTTGAAAATCAACAATTGAGAAATTTGGAATGCTTTATCTATAAGCATTTGCTCCTCCGGGGTGCGCGATCGCGTTCGGTCATTGATTATTATTTGAGCGCAATCTTCAGCCATTTGTCTGGACAAGCCTCTGATTTCAAAAGCACATCTATAAGCTTCTTTTAGTTGATTCATCACTACCTCCTCATGTCGTATTGCAAATACAAAATCATGCCTAAGAACAATGCAATTAGTAATATCGTGATTACACTTTTGATATCTGTTACTGGCATTTTAATCTCTCTCCTTACTTGCTAAATCAAACACATTTGCACATCCAAAAGCCAATTCGCTACCAACAACAAATACTCCACAAAGAACCCTTAAGAACATAGCAGAAGGATTACCTAACTGCTTCAAATTAATTTGATAATCAGTCCAGAATGTGTAGGATGCTACGAGCAGAAAAATTATTAATCCTACAAAAAAAACTGTATCAAATATCTTCTTTACTTCCTGATCTGCTTTAGGCTTTGTTAACACTTTGATTAGCATTTTAGGATCAAATATAACCGTTGTTACTGACAATTCAATCCCCAAAATCAAAGCCACTGCTACAGCACTTGCAAATATTCTTTGCCAATATTCCGCACTCTTTAATAAGTCATAAAAGTAGGGGTAAAGGGTGTAAGCATTGTATAAAAGCACGCCCCAACCAACTTTATTAAAGAATTGGAATAGGGTAGCGTCCGCTTCACTATTCCGTTTAAATATCATGAAAATATCTCCTTAGCTTGAACTTCGTAAACTGTTTGAAAGCCGTCTAAATTGACTTGAGTTTCTGCTGCGCCTAGTTGATATCTGGATACAACTTTACCGTGACTAGCACTAATTCCTCTTAAACGTTCATCAACTTGCATCACTTTTTGAGTATGCTGAACATTTAACTCATGGAGTCTCAGTAATTGATCCATTTGCTGACTTCTACTAGCAACTATGTCTTTGGCTAATTCCAACTGGGCTTCTATTTCCCCAGTGTTTTTGGCTTCCTGAAGAACCTGCTGGGCGGATACCCCTGCTGGTAACTTCATGGTTGCTTTAATTCTGTTCAAAGAAGCCCCCATATCACCAATTACCGTGACATCAGTACCAAGTCCAGTTAATTGTGTCTTCTCTTGAGTTGCGAGTCCGGCGAAAATGTTGTCAAACATTGTTTATGCTCCTGGTTAGTTGATTTGTTGATACTTAAAAATGCACAGAGGATTAAAGTTAGAGTCGCCAAGCCTAAAAAGGTAATAGTCATGGCATTTGTCATTTTGGCTTCGTCGCTTATGCGTTGCTCTAACTCTGATTTGAGACGACGGTCTTGGTCCTTGTGATAGTCCGATGAAACTATCAATCTGTCAATTGCATTGAGCGCAGGAGAACCCTTTAAAGTGAATTCACCGCTGGGCTTGTACGTAAGTTCCACTGGTTGTGGATTGGTTATTTCCTCCTGTATTTCTAGGTGGCTGGGAAATTGCATAAATCACTATTCCTGATAGAATAAAGAACTGAATAAATATCGCTACAATCATCCAATTAGACGGCTTCAAAATTGATGATATCTTCAAAAGCCTCATCGAAGATTGATCCAATCTGTTGGCGAAAGGATGCAGACTGATTTGTGTATCCCTCCAACTCGCTGGACACTTTAGCGATAATATTGGGGTTAATTTGTTGGCAGCGTTGCATAATTTTAGCTGTTACCGCACTCTCAACTCTTCCACAGTTACTATCAAATACTTGGATGATTTCTTTAGTTTCAGACTCAACTGCTGTTTTCAAGTTCTGAACAGCAGGTCTTAGTGCTTCAACACCATTTGCATTGGGCATATTGGTGTTACTAATCTCGCTTTTTTTACCCTTCTTTTTGGGTTCTGTTGTCGCTAACTGAGTATCATTATTAACGACAGCAGGTAAATTATTAGCTTTATCCACTTCATTAGCGATAAATTCAACAGTAGCTTTATCATACGTATTTGCTACTGAATCAAAAAGTGAATTTAAATCAATCCCAACTTCATTAGCAATAGATTGGGCTTTTGCTATTAATTGTTCATCTGAAATAGGATTCTTTAGTAATGGCTTAATCAAATCAAATACGTTCATAATTAGCTCCTGTGACTCCTATCATTTGTTGAATTTCTTTCTTTGCTTTAGCGTTAAATGCGTTAAAACCGGGTCTTGCTTGCCACTCAGTGTAGCTACCGTCATTTTCTAATTTACGGATTAGGACTACTACTTCAATGTTTGCCATTGCTTAACTCACTTGCTATTTGTTCTTTACTTTTTTTAGAGTTTTTGTACTTACGTAGTAACGCTTGTATTTCCTCTAAATTGCTAACTTCTTTTTCAGTAAGTGGGCTGCCGTTTAACTGGTTTGTTACTGGGTCAATAAAAGAACTAAATGAACTTAAATACTGAACCGCAACTTTTAAATATCGCTGTACCTGTCTTTCTCCTACTCCTAAACGATCACCCGCTTCTTTACGACTTAACTTTGGTAGATTCATCTCATATTGTTTTCCCGTCTCATGTCCGGGTCATGTCTGGTATGTCCTCAATATAAAACCCCTCTAATAGAGCGTCAATAGATATCTGGTAAATCCCATAAATCATTGACTTCTATTTAAAGGGGTGTTAGACTAGCAAGTTTTTTTTGAACATGACCACAGCCCAGTCTGGGATGTTGTCTTTATAAAACCAAGCTTGGATTGTGGATAATGTTGGCGGCTGAATCCCAGTCCCTTGATAGTATTCGTTGATTTTCCTGTCAATGTAATTAATACAAAAATTCTGGTATCCGTGGCATTCTGGCGAGAAACCGGCTTTTTTCGCTTCTTGCTTGGGCAAAATGTCCTCAATTGACTTAACTCGTGCCATAATTTATTAGCTCCTGTGTACGGGGTCAATATCCTCCTAGTTGGTTTCAGCTTCTAGGAGGATTTAAAATAAAAATAGCATATTCCGCTATTAGTGTGCTATTAGTGGAATAAGAATAATTAGGTAAATGAATGACTAATCGCAAAAAACCAGAAACAAGAGAACAATTGCAAGCTGACATTGCAGCCCATCCTGATCGAGGCATGATCAACGGTCGCAAAGTTGTAGACGATGCTAGACGGGAAGTACGCGCTAAAGTCCCTGCTGAACTTAAGCGTAAACTTTTAAGAGTGATTGCTTGCTACGGCGTGGGCATGGGAGAAGGACTGGAAATGGCGATCGCTGCTTTATGGAGACAAGAACAGCAAGTAGTGAGGCTACATGAGCAAGAGAAAGCCCAAGAATTTGGAGTCTCTGAGAAAGACATCCAGATTAAAGAATTTGGACATTACAAAGCCGTAGGACGGCAAAAGAGACTAAATTTAGTTAATGGAGAAGCCAATGAGTAAAATTTTATTCTTAGATTTAGACGGCACTGTACGGCAAACTAAATCAGGGGCAACATTTATTAACGACCCTTACGATCAAGAATTAATACCTGGGGTAGGAGAAACAATAACCCGATATTCAGACTGGACTATTGTAGGCGTGACTAACCAAGCAGGTGTAGAAGCGCGTAAAAAGACGTTAGAAAGTTGCATCAAAGAACAAATGTACACAATGCAATTATTACCACAACTACAATGTATTAATTTCTGTACTACTTTTGACGGTAGTAATGGGTATAGATGCTATCCACACGGAAATGTAGTTAATTTAAAGCCAGGGCGCAATTATCGTAAACCTTCCCCAGGTATGCTTATGCAGTTCATTGAAGATTGCTGTTCATTGCCATTGGAAGATGCTTTAATGGTGGGAGACAGGGTAGAAGATGAGCAATGCGCCAAAAACGCTGGGATTAATTTTATTTGGGCTAACGATTGGAGGTAAGTATGTGGAAAATTCCTTTGTTAAGTGTTTTACAGTATTTAGAGTCCGACTGCACCGACTTTGACTTATATGATTTAGCAAAAGTCTTAGAAGCCTTAGCACTTATTTCTGCTAGTGAAATATTAGCCGATGAACTTGAGCAAGCGGCGAAAGATTACCGCAGCGGTAGCTATTCCTATAGAGCATTACAAGAATTGATAATGAGGATTGCTAGTTATGAGTAATATGTATCCTGAGTTATGGGTGCGGGCTGTTTGCGTTAAATTATACGGTAGCCCCATCTGCGATCGCACCTGGCGGAAATACAAGTATATTTGCAAAGTTCCCGACGGTCGCAAAACTCCCAATGATAATGAAGTATTGATTAGCAAAACTCATTGCCAGTGGTTAATGATGTTGGCGTATATTCGCAGGGAACAAAAGCGAGGTGATAAGCCCCCAGTTGGATGTAAGTCTGGTGTCACCCTCAAGCAAATAATTACTCGCTTAAATGAGCCAAGAGTTAAAGCAGCATTAGGACAGGCTTTAGGTGATGAAATTGTTATTGAAGGTATCAAAGGCTGTGATGTACCTTTGTGGTTAAATCATCAGATTGGGCGATCGCCTCACGTCAGGACACTGAGAAGATGGGCGGAAAAACACGGGCTAGAGTTCCACACTCATCTGCCTGTGCCTAGCAAAACGCTGGATGCGTTTTTAAAGATTGCTTAAAATATTATACCCCGTCATTGGGGTATTTTTTTAAATAAAATATATTATAATTTGGTTGTACATTCAAGATAAATCCTTGGTAAGGAACTAACAGGAAGGTAGTTCCTTATTTCTTAACAAGTCTGTAAGTATTCCAATAACCAATTTAATAACTCATTACTTAAATTAAACCATTCATTATTTCTACCAAAAATACTTTTATTTTGCCATAGCATTGAGTGTATTCTTTTCTCAGTAATTTTTTCATTCTGTACATTCAGCATGGCAACCATCTTTAACTTTTCACCATTACCTACTTGCAATTGGTTAAGTCGTTTAAGCGGATTATTAGAGATACCAATCTTATATAAGTTGTTACTAGATTCAATTACGTAAAGCATATAAACACATAAATTAGTCCCACAAAAAATATAACAGCAAACAGTGGGACTAAAAACCAATTATGGGATATAGCTTATACCCCACTGATGTCCCAGAAGTTCAATGTAAGCTGCCCTTTGAGTTTGATATTGCTTGAACAAATTAATCAGAAATTCTTGTGCTTGTTCCCGCGACATTTGCCTTACTTGAAGTTCAAAAGCAGCTAACTGAAACTGCTGATCAATTGATAATTCAGCCATAATATTAATCCTTGAAACTACTAATTATTATTGCAGATATTTTTATTGTTGCCAATTGAATAATTGACATTTTAATAAATAAAAGTTAAGCTAATAAAATCTCGAATAAAGTTAACAGGTTTGTCACCACTAGCAACAAAAACCTCTTTTTTGTTGCTTTTTTAACAACTTTGATCATGAAATATATCAATTACATTAATGCCCTTTCTGAGAATATACGACACAAATCTCTTAGCACTATAGAGAGAGACATCGTGAGCCTTCTTTGCGACGGAAAGACTTACATAGAAATAGCAGAAAAGTTAAGTTACGACGATGGTTATGTTGGGTCTGTATCCAGAGAACTCTATGGATTGATAGGACAAAAACATAAAGTTAAAGTTACCCGCTCAAACTTAATTTCTGTTTTGGATTCAGTAATGGGTGGTGAAATAGACAACACATTTAATGTTTGTCACAACATTAAAGAAGCAGTCGTTTTTAATCGTGACATCCTCAAATTCAATCAGAATGAAATACTAATTAATGTATCTACATTCTGGAAATTTGATGTTAAGAATAATGTCTTAATCCTCAAGACTCAATATCCAGTTATCCTCAGTTTAAGTGAGCTAGAAACCAATTCATTTAAGACAATCTTACACTTAAGTCGGCAAGAACAATTATCAGGAGACGCGCTATTAGAACTATTTAAAATTCTCAATAGCTACTACAGCGAGACAAACATTGAACATCAGTAACTATCATGATCGGCAAAGAACAATTAGAAATTATTGCTCGTGAAAAATGCCCCAAAGCTGCCAAGATACTGGGAATTGAATTATCGAAAGTACGGTATTACAGAAGAAGAATTGTGGAAGGACATATTAATATTGTAGTTCCAAAAAGAGAATTAACTACACCAAGAAAATGGACTACTGAAGAAGACAGAACTTTAATGAAAGAAATTGAAAACAGCCACATTGCACAAGTCGGAATTGCGCTTAAAAGAACCAGAGAAGATGTTGAAAAAAGACTTAGCTTGATGCTGAAAAAAGAGAAAGTTAAGCTACCAATACTTGACATTTTAATTCAGTTCCCTGATATGCTACCCGGTCAAATTAAACAAGCAAAAAGTATCTATGAATATAGCCCTCAAAGTGCGCTTAGATATTGTCAAGTAATCAAAGATTATGATAAAAAATATGTACCAAATGAAGAACAAATTAATAGTCTTTGAAGGAACTGATGGGTGTGGGAAGACCACTCAAATACAATTGTGCTATGAGTGGATGCAAGGATTGGGCTTGCCTGTCGTAACCACCCGTGAGCCAGGAGGGACAGAATTAGGAAAAGACTTACGGGAAATACTGCTGAATAAATCACCGTACAAAATTGCAGAATTATTTCTGTATCTTGCTGATAGAGCGCAGCACATCCAGGAAGTAATAGTGCCTAATTTAATGGAAGGAAAATATGTTTTGTGCGATCGCTATATTGACTCAACATTTGCTTATCAAGGATATGGCAGGGACATAGATCCAAGCTTTATTTTTGAGCTAAATAATTTAGCTACTAACGGGCTAAAAGCCGGAATGACTGTATGGATAAATGTAGATGTGGAAGTAGGGCTAAGACGAAAAGCCACACGCAGAAATTTAGACAGAATTGAGAAAGAAGATATTAACTTTCATTTACGTATCCAAAAAGCATACAACTTTTTGCACAAACTTAAGCGCCATCCAATCATCCAAGTAGATGGGAACAGAAAAAAAGAAGACGTACAAGCAATCATACAGCACCACCTAAAACAATACTTAGTTTAGTTAAATCCCCAGTTCTTCTATCAAGGATTGGGGATTTTTGTATTTACTTATCTGCTTCATGTCTTAAATAAATTTATTAATTCCGTATTGACATTATTTTCTTTATCCCTTATTATAGAAACATGAACAAATACAGGGGATAAAGAAATGTCCACAACCATCTCTTTCAAGATCCGTACAATCAAGCATCAAATTCAAGCCTGTTTGCAGGCTATAAAGAATGGTTTAAAGTCATTTGTTGACCGACTGTGTGTATTAGAAGCAAAATTAGAGGCAATGATGACAACACAGACAGAGCCAAAAACAGAACCAAAATATATTGAGCTTAATTCAAATCGTTCCAAAGGCATTAATGCTTATTTAGTGCAAGAAGGATCGGGCTATCAGCACAACGATTATGGCACTCCCATAGACGATGAGAATCAGCAGCGGGCATACAGAAAGAAATCGCACGTGGTCAAAGTCAGAATTGATAACCTAGCAGATGGAATTTACCGCTTTGTTGAAGCGGCTGGGCAATACGCTCACAAGATTGAAAAGGGATGGCTAAAAATTATAAATGGTCAGATTGTTCAACAATCTGATACTCTTCCTTCTTTGGTTGTGGGAACTGATGCTGAATCACTTCCTGAATTAAAAGGCAGCGACAAACAAATCGACTGGGCTTTTTCTATCAGGGAAAAAGCGATCGCCAAATTAAAATTACAGCAAAAACCAATCCCTGATTGGTTTTTCACTGAAAAATCAGCAAAAATATGGATTGACAAGCGTGACGAAATATAGCACCGTTAAATACACAGCTTGTTACGCTTACACAAGCTACAATAAACTTTCAGATTCTCATGCTAAAAGCATAGCTTCTGGAAATTACAATGATATCCCAGATGTCATTGAGACAGGTTTAGGAGATATAGATATCGCTGACGATATCTATATGATAGAAGCTTACGAAAATCCCGGTAAGCTTTGGAGTCATTGTAAAAAGTCTGATTGGTATACTCATATACCAACGGGAATAAAGATAAAAAAGGAAGTCAAGAAGTCTCCCAACTACGACAAACCGTTTGGTAATGGAACTAGTGAAACAACACTAAAGGTCAAAATCCCTGTACCTGATGGGAGAGGAAAAAACCCCAACTCCCACAACAATAAGCCAAAAATTGACGGTACTTCTCGTCAGATTAAATTGTCAGAAGAGGAATGGAAAATTTTGAAAAACCTTGGGGAAGGGAAAGGATATTCCCAAGGAATCAGAAACCTTCTCAATTAAATGATACTAAAACAAAACCCTGTACATCAACTACAGGGTTTTTTCTTTTTCAAGAATTTTGTCCTTAAGCAATCGTGCCAGTGACAAAAAACCAAGTTTTTACCTTCAAAATAACTCAATTAAACCGGTGACAATTGCGCCGGATGCTCATTCTATCGTAAGTGGATTATGCCGTTAGTTATTGGGAATTTTAACAGCCATAGCGCGAACTTATTGCTATACAAAGATTTAAACCAATGACAGGCAATTGGCACGATTGAAACCAGAAAATTAAAGCCCTGATTTTCAAGGGTTTTGGTGTTTCCACAATCAAAAAAAATAGCGATCGCCTAACGGAAAAGGCAATCGCTTATATGAGTGTTTCGTAGGTACTACTATACCATAGTATAGCATTATGCGAGTAGTTGCTCAACCAATTCCTCACTTAGATATCTGTAGCATTGTGGTGGGTTGATTCCCAGTTCTTTCATCTTGGGTAATGTTACAAGATTAATTTTTTGAGGGTCTTTAAGCTTAATTCCATATCCACATCTCCCGCCTAAATATTCTTCTATATCGTACATGGAAAGGCATAATTCACTAGTAAACTTATGCCACTCAGTGCAGGTTTGCTCCAATATCTCAACAGGTGTCACTTTTCCTACAATTGCTGCTGTGGGCTTGGTTTCATACATTAGTATTTGAGTAAATTCAGGGAAAAAAACTGGCTTAATGGCTTTTGGACTTCTTTTCCTTGGACTTCTTTTCCTAAGCTCTATCGTCTTGTTCCCTGCGAGAATATTTTGGCAGTGGACAGGGTGCAAGCTGATTAATAGGGTGTCCATCGTTTTATCTTCCTTTTATTTGTGAATTAATGTTAGTGCTGAGTTCTGCTTGCCTAAACGAATGTCAAAGATAGCGTCGTAACATTGACGACCACTGTTCATGACTGGCTTTCCGTTCTTAAATTGTGGAACACCACCAATGAATTTTTGTTGCTTACTCATAGGGATGCTGTCTTTCAGGTAATCCACTCTGTCAGCAACAGGGTAAACATGATGGATATGTGCATCCAAAGATTCCCAAGCTTTAGCTCTTCCTTGAGAGCAGTTCCAATCCAAAGGCATTAAAAATAGTAAACGGGAATTGGGGCTATCATTGAGCAGTTCCAAGGATTTAGCAACCGCCTCAACGCACAAAGAAAAAGGTGGGTTTGAGATGATAAGGTCACATCCCCATTTAGAAACACCGCTAAAAAAGTTGCCATTTACCCAAGTAGCTGACTTGGCTTTTTCTTTCCCTTCCAAAAATCGGGAATACTTGATTTCTACACATTCTACTGAGCGATCGCCTGGTAGGTATTTAGCTATTTGACCTGAACCAGCAAATGGTTCTAAGATTTCTCTGTCTGTAAGCAAGACTAGATTAGCCATTGCTTTGGCTAATCTAGTCAGGTGTTTCATAGTCATCGTTCGTAAAATCACTGACAGTAAGCTGCTCTTCAAAGAGTGTTAATTGATTCATTGCTCTTCTATTATTTCTAAAATGCGACGTATTTGATCCGGTGTGAGCAAATCAAGTTTTCTGGTTGCAACTTGAAGTTTTTTAAGATTATCTTTGTGTTGAATGTAGTTGCTGTATGATTCTTGTGAATCAAATAATACAGCATTGTACTCTTGGACGACAATAGGGAAATCCCCTATCTGAACTTTTATTACATCATAATCAACACGAACATAAAAGTATGTCCGTCCTACTTTCTCTACAATTCCTTGAGAAATCTTACCTCTTGTTTTGTTGTAAGATATATCCAAAAAAATTAAACTATCTCCAACCTTCATCTGTTACTCCAAGTATAAAAAATATCCCCTAAAAAGGGGACTGTGAAAGCTTTAAGTGCGGATCTTTCATGATCCGCAAATAACACTAAAAGACATCTACAACAGGACTGCTGTAGCCATATTTGGCTGACCAGCTTAAACCTGACCATGTAGTGACACGGGTGATTTTCCCGTTTTTCACCTCAAGTCTTGCTTGTTCTGTGGGAACTTCACCAAAGTGAAATTCATCATTTTTGGAAAAATCAGCACCCAATAAAGTGCGAAGTGCTTCAGCACTTTTCCAATTAGCAATAATAAATTCTTTAACGTCCATGTCTGTCTCCTGTGGGGTGTAAATAGGATTCCCACTACTACCGGGGTGGTAGTTTCGGACGGTAGCCAGCCGCCCATCATCAGGTGGGTTGAAGCTAAAAAGTAAAAGGTTGCCAGCCCGGCTTTACCCTACGCCTTTTGAGACTTTCTTCTTCTTCTTTTAATTGTTCCTCTAAGAAATGTCTGGAATAAGTATCCACCCCATCTTCCATTACGAAGATGTCGCCCAGAGGGGCGCGTTTAACTGGAGTGAGTGGTGTCAGCCACTCACAATCGTCAGGTATTTCTTTAATTTCCCCAGCAAGTTTAATGTCAAGGGATTTGGAATAGCCAACCAAGTCTCCTCCTATTGTTACGTAAGCATACTCTACCAGGTGATAGGTATATCCATCTACTATCATTGTTGTTTCCATTTTATTTTGCTCTTCAGTATTTACAACAGCAGTTTACTGACGTGCTTAGGTCAAGTAGTAGACTAAGCTACTGATTGCACCCACTTCTCAAAAGGCTTGACAATGCCGCCTTTACTCTTTTGTAAAGCTTTGTACTCTTGATATTGCTCTTTGTGTAATTTTTCTTGCTGGTGCTTAATCTCTTCTTGAGCAGCAAGCAGTTCACTTACTCGTTTGCGTTCAGCTAACAGGCTGTTTATGTGATTCATAACCACATCCCGGTTTGAACCCAAAGATTTAGATTCGCGGGTACGTTCACCACGGGTACGGTCTTCACATTGTTGCCACACCGTCCCGTCCTGGCTATTCCACCAGAACGAGTAGATGTAATCATCACCAATCCAGAAACGATTAACGTTTCCGTTGCTGGTAATTTCCTTTTCAACCCATTCGGGTTTTGGTATAGCCAGTTTAGCGGCTTTTTCGTCCGCTATTTTTGCTAGTCTTTTTGCACTTAATTCCCGTGCTTCCGAAAGGTTTTTTACCCCGTTGTTTAAAATTATATCTACCAAATGATCAACTTCTTTTTTCAAGATTTCGGCTTCAGAAGGGAACAATATTTTCCCTTCTATATTGGTATCTGACCAATATAGATACGTGCCAATGACGTACTCATATTCTGTTACCCATGTCTTGTGACTAACCGAATCTCCCATTCGATTGGTAGAATGAGTTGATGTTTGAGATCTTCTTGTATTTCCTGTTGAAAATGCTGGAAGACCCTGGCATTCTTGAGGGAGGTTTAATTTGTTGTGATAGCTTTTATCTTTGTCTTTAAAAGGCACGGATATCAACCCTGCCAACCCTAATTTAGCAGGATTTTTTAGATCCTCGAAAGTTAAGTTCAGCCGATGTAATTCATCGGCTACTGTGTTTTTTTCAGTAATTATTACTGCTTCTTTAATTATTTTTTTCTTTACTTCGTCATCTTCACCCCAGGAAAGACACTGGTGCAGTCTGTCACAATCAGTGTCTACACTGCCATAGATGGCGATTTCTAATTTATACCAGTCTAAATCTTCTGGATTTAGGCTGGTGATAATAACAGCCTTTAGTTCAGAGGCGTTTAACACCCCATTTAATTCATCTGCTAATTTTTTTTGAATTTCAGGGTGAAGTTCTGTAACGTTAATTTTGAACATTTTTGTCTCCTTTGTCTGTTCCTGATGCTCCAATTGAGCATCAATTTCCATCAACTCATCTACCCAGCGGTAGATGTTTTGTTGACCCCTCCCGACGCGGGAGATTAAGTTGATCAATACCTGTCTTCTTTTTACTAAGTCCATCACACCCTCCCGCGTCGTTTGTTTTTCTATATTTCCATTATGTATGGATAGAATGAAATTGTCAAGCCTTTTCCAAAACTTTTTTTTCAGTCTCCAGAAAAGCAGCCATACCCCTTGCTACGTCTGGGTTTCGGACAATTCTCTCAATTAGCTCACCAAAGGCTATACATAAATGGTCTGCGTAACACTGATATACACATCTAGCTGTTGGAGTAAGCCTAAGCGTAACTCTTACTTTGTTTTTACCGTAATCTGATGGTCGTGCCATAATTTCCTTTAATTATTGATGTCTGCTAATTCTATCATGTCATCTTTCAATTCACCGCTTAAATATTCAACATACTTAGCAGTAATTAAAGAGATTAAGCGTTGCTGTTCTATGGGTGGTAGTCCCAACGCTACGCCTAAAACATCTTCTGCCGTTTTTGGTTTTGCCCCGCCCAAACCCAAATATTGATCCAATTCAAAACCGGGACGGCAACCCATAGCCAAACACAAATCTACGTATTTCTCTAGTCCAGGCGACACTTTATCCGCTTGCCACTCACTCAAAGTCCCTTGAGAGACTTTAGATTTTTTAGCAGCCTGATTCATACTAGAAGCCCGGCTACATATAGACTTGATTAATCTTCCTGCTTTCATACTTTAATTCTCAATATTGTTCAAAAGGGGTAAGTCTGCGTAAATATCTGTAGCTTCATCTGTACTACTGTCAGTCTCAGATGCAATATCAATGAAGTCATAAATATCTAAAGTCTTGCCTTTATCATCAAAAATTAGTCCTGATGATGCGATCGCTTCAAGGGTATTAAAGTTGGGCATTACAGAGGAGTTTTCAATGCAGCTAATGGTTTTAAAGTGAACCGAATTACCTTCAGTAGAACTCAAGTCAGCAAGTTCCCTTAAGGTCAGTTGCCTGGCTTCGCGGGATCTGCGGACTATGCCACCTAATTTAGCTAGTCCCTTTTTGGTCCAAATCTTTCTAACAGCTTTCATATTTGTGTAACACAATAACATAATCACACAATAGATTAAAAATGATAAAGATAACGTAAAGTTATATATTTCTTTTGTAAATTACAATAGATTATGTGCTACAATTAAATTGTGTTACACACAAGATAATACTAAGTAAAACAGTGTTTATGACAAAGCAATTAACTAGAAATCAGACTCCAGCGCGGGAAAAATCAATGATCAGGATTCCGCGAGATTTGTACAAAACAATCAAAATTTTGGCTGTGACAAATGATGAAGAAATTGGACTTTTAGTAGAGAATCTTTTAGCTATTGGACTAAAAGAATTTAAAAAAAACGAAAAGGTTGCAGCATGAAAAGTAATCCTTTTGATGATATTTCCCACATAGATGGTGACGGGGAATACTGGTTAGCCCGCGAATTAGCCCCTCTTGTAAGCACAAATTGGGCAACATTCAAACACTCAATAGATAGAGTCAAGCAACTACTTCAAAATACAAAAGAATTTCCTCAGAAACATCTTTTAAAATTAGTTGTCCCAAATCCAAGTAGCAAAATTGGGCGCAACCACCTTGACTTCAGACTTTCAAAATACGGAGCTTATTTAGTAGTCGTGAATCTAGACCCTTGGGATTACAACACTGCTAACGCGCAACTATATTTTACAACCAAGTTTTTGAAACAAAAAGGAAGAAATGACACTTGAATCAAAGATTATGGAATTTACCAAAGTTGAGCGGACTCAGAAAGAAATCATTGATAATTTTCCAGAATATCCGCTCAATGAAATCACCATTTGCCTAAGAGATTTAGAGATGCGCCAAAAGATAACAATAGACATTAAATACCGTGCAAATACCACCATTGAAAATAGCATCTAAAGACTTAAAGGGACTGCCTAGACCATCTAAAACAGAACCATGGGAGACATTAACCAGACCAACTTACTGGTTCGGCGATCGCCTACTCACAAATAAAGGATGGGGAATTTGTACAGGTATCAGACAAATTAGCACAGGTGACTGGCTTTATTACATTCAACTAGACAAGCCACCACACCTCCAGTCACCAACCCAAATTTTTATTGACTTAGAAATACTAAAACATTACACAGGAGAGCATCATGAATGAACGAAAAATCACCAAGATAAAAGCCAAAAGAGGGGACACTGAAAGTATAAGTATCGCCTATATGGTTGTTAACGAAAACAATCAGGAAGAAAATTTAAACTGCTCCTTAACAGGAAAAGAAGAAGCCAGAATTGAGTTTTACGATGGCTTGGATGGACTCCGAATAATGTTAGTGGAAGCAATTGGATTGAACCCACATATCTGGCTTGAGCAGGGGCAAGTCATTGGACTTTCCATCAAATATCAAGAGGAAAGTATAGGCATCACAATCACAGGTAAGTGTGAAATAGAAGGAAGATATGCCTGTCCAACCACACCTTATTTATTAATTGCTGATCAGGAAAGTGTTGAGTTTAAGCTTATCAAAAATGTTGTCAATGAAGCATTCAAATATTTAGATGGTGAACGTAAGGATTGGAAACAGCAATCACTATTTGAACAAGAGAATATTGACTATGAATCACTTTAATATTTGGCTTTTTAGCCTTTACACCATTGGGATTGAGACAATCTTAATAACAATTATTTCCCTTTGTTATTTAATCATTCAATCCCATAAATAAACAAAAAAAGTCCGCCTTGTCAGCGGACTTAAAGGAGACAAAAGGAAAACACAACATCATTCTTTAATAATATGTCAAAACAAACAGAACCGCAACTAACCAATTACAAAACAGGAGACAAAATTAAATACAAGCATCCCAATCATGGATGGATAGATGCAATATTTGAAGGATTCCATACTCCAGAATTAGCCCCCACAGGCTCTAAATGGAGTTTCATGGAAGTTTCTATTAATGGCAAATTACACAAGGCTTATTCTTTAAATCAGATTAAAATTAGTGAATCATGAAAAGTTGCTTAAATTGTATTTACTCAGGGTTTTTGATTGAACGCAATGACGAATTTTATAGCTACGAAGGCGACTGCAACGATAATCGATTCCCAATAACAACCTTGGTTAATCTCTGGCAATGTCAAAAAGATGACAAAGATGAATTAAGGGAAGGAATAGATTTAATCTTTGAGCAAATAGCTATTAAGTGTGAAGCTTACATACCAACTACATAAAACAATCAACTAATAGCCGCTTAAACAAGTGGCTATTTTATTGTCATTCATTTACCCGACTTACTGAGTATGAAAAAATCTTCTTTATTTCTATTGACGTGGTACAAGGGAATAAGATATATTAAATGTGTTGAGTTAAAAAAACGATGGCAAATAAAAACCCAAAACGACCGCCAAACGCGGTCCTATTTAAAAACCAATGGCAGACTGGGAAAACCATTCAAAAACGTATTCCCGTTGCTATTGAGCAAGAAGTTATTGCGATCGCCCAATGCCTTGATCAAAACCCTTCTATTGCCAGTCAAGTTTTGGCCTTTGCCAAAGCACTGGCAGAACAGACAGAAAATTAAAGCCCTCGTACTGCTGAACACAGTCGAGGGACAGCCCCTACCATTTCTTAAATCTCTTAGGAGCAATTTAACTATGAATCATTTTTCAATTTTTGTCAATAAGACAAGTGCGCTGTTGCACGCCCATGGAGGTGTGTGATGGGGGAAACAATAAGAGTGCAGCATTCAAAAGATTACACAGTAATAGCCAACGCAGCTATTAGAGATTCACGTTTAAGCTTCAAAGCGCGTGGGTTACATCATTTGCTTCTCTCTTATCCTGATGGGTGGGAGATTAACACTGAACACTTATCGGATCAATCCGAATCTGACGGAAAAACATCTGTTTGTTCAGCATTAAAAGAATTAGAAAAGTTTGGGTATTTAACTCGTGAGCAAGCACGAGTAAACGGAAGAATGGCAGGATGGAAATCTGTTATTCGGGAAATACCATCAAGCGAACCAAGCAAAAAAACTCAGAAAGCCCGTACAGCAAGGGTAAAACCGGAATCAGGTTTTCCAGCTACGGAAAATCCGGCTACGGAAAATCCAGCTACGGAAAATCCAGCTACGGAAAATCCAGCTACGGAAAATCCGGCTACGGAAAATCCGGCTACGGAAAACCTGCCACATAATAAATACTTATTCCAAGAAGTATTTAAGAAAGAAATATCTAAAGAAGAAGTATCTAGCGGACTTTCTCCCGCTAAAGAGGATTTAAGACAAGATGGAGTAGAACAGATATCTATTATTCCTGATTTAAAGGAAGGAATTTCGGGTAAACAGATAAATCACTCATTGGACAAAGTTGCGCCCGCCGCCCCGGCGCGTCTTGACAAGGCAAATGTGGTTGAACCATTTGGAAAACCGCGTAAAAGCGCAAAAGAAATAGCTTGGGAATGGCTACCAGATGGACCGTGGAAGAAAGATGGCCAGTTAGATAATGACTTTTGGCAATGGTTCGCCTTGGAGTGGGCGGGCAAATTTGGAAGTGATGTCCATGAGTCACGGGCTAATGTCTACAGCCACCTGAAAAAAGACCATAACAACTTACAAATCAGATGGAAGGAATATTCCATCAAAACTAAAAAAGAGATGGCTTTAGTCCCCCTTCCTGACGCTGTATTAACCTGGCAACCAATCCAGCATCAGGCTGTATGGGAGCAATATATTAAATCCAAAAGCTTGCAAGATTTTTATAGCCACCGTAGTTGGAATCAAGCGTATTTGGAATACGCATTGATTAATCAACCGCGTTTTGATTGGTCTAAGCATTTACCAGTGTCCGCATAACAAACTTAAAGGTCAACTACCATGTTTACTCAAGAAATTACTCTATTGCCCCCTCAAAACGTTGAAGCTGAAGAAGTCGTCTTAGGCGGCATTTTACTAGATCCTGAAGCTATTCAACGAGTCTGCGATTTTTTACCTTCCGAAGCATTTTATATAGATGCACACGCAATCATTTACAAGGCTGCTTTGGAACTCTACAGTCAGCACCAACCCACTGATTTACTCTCTATGGCTAATTATCTGAGAGACAAGGATCAATTAGAAAGAATTGGTGGCAGAAATAAATTAGCCACTTTGGTAGACCGTACAGTATCTGCAATTAATATTGATGCTATGGCGGCACTAGTTCTGGAAAAATATCAACGCAGGCAATTGATCAAGACTCTTAATGAATCGCTAAAAATAGCATGGGATACTTGGGTCCCGACACATGAAGCTATTGAAGAATGCCAAAGAAAGATTCTTGATATAAGCACTAATCAAACAAAATCAGAATTAGTCCACATCAGTGATGCTGTGACATCTTTATACACAGAGAAATATGAAATTCAAGCGGGAGAACGACCTGCCCCTGTCAAGATGGGGTTTTACGACTTGGATAACCGTCTAGGAGGACTGCATAAAAAACTGCTGCATATTCTAGCAGGAAGACCAAGTATGGGAAAAACCGCCTGTGGTATGGCGATCGCCTGGCACGTTGCCAGTGTACTGTTGAAGAATGTTTACGTATTCTCCTTAGAAACATCTAAAGAAGATTTAGCTGCTAGATTAGCAGCTAAACTAACCCGAACCTGTTTGAATCAATTTGTAAAAAATCAACTCACTCAAAGTGAATGGAACGAATTTTTTAATCTCACTCAGTCACAAATACTACATGACTCAAGGCTATTTATATGCGATAATTTTAGCATTTCTCCTATGGAGATGCGGAACACGATTAGGCAAAAGAAAGCTAAAACTGGCGATGTAGGCTTGATTGTGGTTGATCACATCACCCTGCTTGCCAGAAATGATAAGTCCAATAATAGGGACTTTCGGGTTAAAGTTGGGGATACAAGCCGAATGCTTAAAGAGTTGGCAGGAGAGTTTAATTGTCCAGTATTGGCTTTATCTCAACTAAATCGAGCCACAGAAAGCCGAACAGACAAAAGACCTACCATGGGCGACCTGTCTGAAAGCGGGAATATTGAACAAGACGCAGATGTAATTATGATGCTTTACCGTGATGAATATTACAATAAAGAAACTACAGATGTAGGTGTAGCTGAATTGATTACTACAAAGGCACGTAACGCTGAAACAGGAACAGACAAGTTGCTTTTTGATGGGCAATATTCAGAGTTCAAGAATTTAGCTCAACAAAGTTATTGATATATCAATAAGTGCAAATATTAATTGATTACCCACTTGTATCAAAGTGGGTATTTTTTATCTGTATATCTATAAACATATTTTTATTCCTATAGGCATTTGATATTTGATTTTATCATGCTAAATTGATTTTATCAGCACACAATTACAAAGTGAGAATTTTATGAGCGGAAAGCCAAAATATGGCGAAACTAAGACTTCTAAGCAAATCATGATTACTAATGACGCTAAACAAATCTATCGTGCTTATGCACAGTATATAGGCACTAACAACAATGAGTTGATTGAACAAATGGCACGAAACCCTGATGTACTAAGAGGTCTGGCTGATTTTGTGGAAAATAAAAAATATTTTTCAAAACCACTTGACAGTTCCATCTTGTAATGATATATTAGATATATAAACAAAAACGACCGCCCCTCCGACCAAGAAGTAAGCGATCGCTTTGTTAGTCCCATACAGGAATATTCAATCATGACACATCCAGTTTTCTCTGTCAAGTTTTTAATCAAGAAAGGCATTAGCTACTGCAAAATGGTAGCTAAAGAACTGGGTGTTACCCCAGAGGGTGATAAAAGGCAAGTTATCACCTGGGCTGACGCTATAGTTGCCCACCAGGCTAATTTACAGCCTGTAGAAGTTCAAAAACAGCAGGTTGTTATTGAGTTTAACGACGGAATGGACTCCTGCGACTTGGCAGGGTACTCTGTCATTGACTTGGATGGAAACATCATAAGAGATGGGTTTCGTACTTATGCAGCCGCAGAACGCTGGGCTGCTGACAGATTTGAAATAGTTGAGCAACAATCAATTGCTCAACAAGAGATTGTTGAACTTCTTGAGCAACAAATCCAAGAAGTCACAGAAAAGGTAGTAATTCATGAAATAGACTTCGGTTACGCTGAAATCTGTCAAGGTAAAACTGTTGTGGCTACCATTAGTCACAACTTTGACAATGGTAACTGGGAAGTCCAGTTCTCTGAAACATTTAAAAGCTTTTTGACTTACGCAGAGGCGGAGGCCTTTGCAATTAATTACATAGATGACGAGAGAGGTAGCGGGAGGGTTGTCCCGATATCTCAGGATATCGAAGATATCAACTATGATATTAAAGATAATCAAATTGTAGACCCGCTGGGTGAGCGCTACACAGTCCGAGTTAAAGGACATCTAGCCGGCAATATCTGGCTAGATGTTGATAGAGGGTGGACTATTGGAGTTACTTACTTTCATACTCCGATAGAAGCCGCTAAGGCATTAGCAAAACTAACAATAAAGGAGTTGGTGTGATGACAACGACTAAAACCAAGGCTTATCAAGAAGCCTTACAAAATGCAGGTGTCCCTGAAAATCTAGCCCGTAATGCAGCCGTCGTGCTGCGGGCTGATGATTATGGAGTTCCCCGCACTGAGCGGGGGCAGCGAGTAATTAATAAACTTCACAACAGTGCTGAATGAAGCAATGAAGCTATGCAACTTATGTGAAGAGACTTTGTATATCCATTTTAAAACAGTGGATATACTGGGAATATTAGTAATCTACCCAGTAGTAAAAACTTCTACATTGCCATTCTTATTTGAGCAATACAGAAGAACTGGGGACACTGATTATCTCCCTTTTTGAATCATCTAGGCTGGGTGCGATGCCTTTATATCCGCACATTTGAAACAATCAAGAAACGATTAAGGAACAATTATGACTACATTATTGGAACAATTTGTAAATCACACCATTGCTTCTACTCAAATACCTTATTGTCAAATAATTTCCCCCCCCAACCTGCAACCAGGTAAGCTTTCCAAGTGGGAGAAAGAAGGCGGAATTAGAGAAATAGGCTTTTTTATTAAAGCCACAGAAGCCGAAAAAGCTGGATTTATTCCAGACGACACCTGGCAACCTTATGAGGCTTCACTGGGTGACGGTACTGAGGTTGGTTTTATTACCCAATCTCCCAAATTTGTGATTATCCACAAATCACAGAGAGAGATCCAACATCGTCCATCAAAAGATGATAGATTTAGCTTTGTAGGATTGGCTTGGGAAAACGGCGCGGAAACCTCTTTACTGGCAACCGCAAAAGCGGACAAAAACCACTATAAAGTGGTTGTTAGAAACTTAATACTTTTCCTAGGTAAAAACGATCAACCCTTGCACGCAACGCCGATTCAGTATACGGCAAAAGGAGCGTTTGCTGCGTCTTTGTACGCAGAAACAAAAGACCTTTATGAAAAGGTAAGTAAAACTTACTTTACCAGGCTTAAAATGGCTGGTAAAGTAAGTTCAAGCGGGTTGTTATCGCCTTTCGCCTTGGCTTTTGCCAAGATTGACTTCAAAATTGGGTTTCAACGCAACGATGCAAATGAATCTCCTTTTTGCGTTCCAACAGAAATAAAAATTCCCACAGTGGAAAATGTTGGGAACTCTATTGAGTTCCACCGAAAAGCCGGAAATAGAAAGATTCTGTTTAGTGGCGTTGCATTAGAAGATTTGCTGTTATCTATGTCCTCTGAAGCAGGAAAACTAATAACTCAGTGGTATTCTGAATACCAATCATTTTCCAAGCCACGTAAAGAGATTATGCCTTTTGAAGGCTGTGTTGAGTTTTCTCAAATACTGGAAAGTAATTCCACAGGGGTTTTAGTCCTTTCTAAAGAAGGTAAGAAATTCAATATTCCCGAACACTTGGCTCACATCGCCATGGGCGGAAAATGGGAAATTATCGGCACAGTTGATGGTGATATAGTCACCATCAAAACCGCAGAGATATTTGACGATGGTTATAGCCCTCGTTCTTCTGAAATTGCTGATGAATCATTACCTGATGATTACGGATTTTAATTAACCAATTAGCGATCGCTCCTGAATGCGATCGCTCTTTACCCCACAACTAATATGTCTAGCATAAATACTGGTATTGAGTGGACAGATAAAACCTGGAATCCTAATCAGATTGGATTGCTGTTAATAGCAATCTTAACAATTCTTAATATTGCCAGTCTCACACTGGCAGCCCGTGACGATCAAACGGGAGATTGTATCAAAAAAGGAAAATGCAAGGATTAAAACAATGGAAAAAATGAGATTTGGTTGGTGGTATGTGCAGTATGTTTTGACTTATGAACCGATGAAAGCGTTTGGCGTGTGGGAAGACGAATGCAAACGTCAATTTCCACAATACAGTGGATACTCCACTTTGGAGATGGTAGATGTTTATACAGACTTCTGCTATCACGGCTTGATGCCTAAAAACTTTTTAGTATCTATAATAGATGCGGTCACATATCCCTTGTTTAAGTTTAGGCGGACTTTTTACTTCTTTGTGATTCTTAAACATAAGATAAATTACAAAATCAGTAAGCTTTTTAACAAACAGAAGACAAAAATCGTTGAGATTGATGTTAGCAACTGGGAATAAAATATTGCAATAAACGAAACCCGCTACAGAGCGGGTTTTTTATTAGTTTAGTTGGTTGCGATCGCCCATCCTTTAGCGGCTAACCAATTTTTAGCCTGTTGCCCTGTGATTCCACTTCTGAAATCATAAATAGTTCCACTGATATTTTCATTGATTTGAGAAAGATTAAATTCCCAAACATTAGCACCCCAGCTTGACCTCCTGTTGGTAGTCCCAGGAGCAGCATTAGTCCCGCCTGTAAGCGTGAAAGACCCGCCGTTGGCTGCTAATATCTTGGTTGGATTATTGGCTAATCCCGCCGCTATGGATATCAGAATATTATCTACAGACTCTTGGTTAAGCTTGCAATTTCTCCATGTATTTTCAAATGCAGTTGCGGCTCTAAAATCCATGGCAGGAAATAATGTAAGATTTGAGCATCCACTCCAAGAAAAAGAGATATCTGTAGCTTTAGATAAAGCTACAAAAGGAAAACTAGTTAATCCTGCGTTCCCAAGCCAAGCACTACGAGCAGTCTGAACATTTCCAAAATTCAAAATAGGAAAAGAAGTTAGTCCAGTCATGCCAAGCCAAGCTTGTTGTATACTGGTAGCGGTACTAGTATCTATAATTGGAAATGTCGTTGGCTTTGTTATCTTACGCCAAGCTTGATTGAAACTAATGACATTACTGGTATTAATTTGATTCCAAGATGATAAATTGTTAACTTGTGCCATTAAAGGATTAAGATAAAGGCTGCTAGATGTTTCAACGCAAAAATCCATAATCACATTAGTTAACGTCAGTGAGTTAGAGCCTTTAATGCTCAAATAACTTACAATCCTACTATCTTCATCTTCATTTGGTTCTCCTTGAAAAAGGATTAATCCAGTCAGAAGATTTGAAGTCCCACCAGTGATCTCAAATGTTCTATTGCTACTACTACTAGATATATTAATGGGTAAAGGTAATACGTATTTATCCGTTGCAACATACAAAATTCCATTGATTGCTGGAAAATCTGCATTAATAGTAAATTGCAGAAAAGAATTATTAACTCCACTTAAACTCGTACAATTAATCCCAAAAAAGCTATTAAAAGATGTGTAAGTGGGTTGATAAGTAAGGGTCGTTTGAGTAGCATGAAATTGATTTAAGCTTCTATCTAGCCATCCTGAGATTTTATTATTTGCATCTCTTGTTATGGTTGTCGGAATAGAAGCATCAAAGAATACAACAAACTTGGGGATTAAGTCTGTAATATCCGCTGTTTTGTTGGTCTTAATTGCTATTTTCATCTTAAATTAAATAATTATAAATTGCTCTTGTACCTGTGGATAGATGGGTTTCATTTGCGGTACCTGGGGAAGTTACCGTAGTACCATAATTTGATGTTGAAAATTCATAATCAAATATTACTGTAGTATTGCTGAGTGCGGCAATACCATCATTTGTATTTCCTTTTAAAATGGTCACAGAATTGGATGTTTTGCTGATAACTATAGATGGAGTTGGGGTAGGAGTTGATGAAAGTGGTATTGTCATGGCACTTCCACTTATACGCACCGTATCTCTTACTCGAATATTTGCAATATTCGATGTAATACTATTACCAGTCAAGACAAAAGTATTATTTAGTCCAGCCGTTATCGTTACTTGTGAACAAGTGACTTCAGTTTTAATTCTACCTACAGCAATTGTGTAAGTAGTACCACTTCTGCTCACGCTACTTATTATTCTTAATTGTTTTGAAGTATTATCTGTCTTCTTTAGTAAGATAGGCTGATTTACTACAAGAAATTCATCAGTTTCGCTAGTGATATTTGCTGATGGGTTAATAGTCAAAATAATTGTATTACCGCTTACGTTAATTGTGTCACCACCTCCTGCTCGTGAAGAATTAAAATTAAATCCACTTATCCGTGAAGCATAACTACTTAAAAAAGATATGTAGGAATTATTTCCAGAAGATTGGGCAGTCCACCCATAAAGCAATGCTGCTGATTGTTGCGCGATCGCTAAATTAGTAATTACTGTAAGATAATTTGCTCCAGTTGATAACGCAGATCCGTAAAACCCATGTGTGGATGTGGATCTTGTGGGATTAAACATTGAACGAAAATTCTGTAAAGACTCAAAGTTGGAAGCCTCCCACTGCAAGCTTTCAGGAATTTCTAATAATTGTAAATTTGGAAATGCCATTAATTCTAAATTTAAAGACGTGAAATTTCCCGATTGTTCTAAATATCGTAATGTCTTCAGTGATGGCATGACGTTGAGTGAAGCAGAAATATCATGATTCCCATGAAGATATAAATTTTCTAAGCTTACTGGAAAAATATTTTTACCTAATGTCCGCCTTTCCGTACTTCCTCTAATTTCTAATTCCGTTAGTCCAGTTAAAGCGTTAATAGACCTAATTAAAGAACTACCTGCGCCAATTGCTCCATTGACAAATTGTAGTCCGACTAAACTTGCTAATGATGGAAAAGTAAGCTTAACAACAAAAGGAACTGCTGAATAGTTTTTAGGCAAAACATAATAGTTAGTTGGTGTAGATCCAAAACCAGGAACTTGTACCTCTTCGTCTGGATATGAAATAGTAAAGGTTGCGCTTGTACGCACTGCAAGATAAGTTAATGAATGAGTGGCTATTGATGAATTAGCTAATCTTCCTGGATATCGTGGTGCTGTGCTTGTTAGTCCATTGCACAAGAAATAAAGTTCTTTGGTGTAATCTGGAGTAGGTAAAGTATATCCACTAGCACCGCTTATACCTATATTAGTAACTTGGTTTCCTGCAAATCCTAACGCGGCAACAACGTATAATGGACACAAAGATATGCTCATAATACTTGAAAGAAGCAAACTAGAGCCACTATAGTAGGATACTGTGCCATCCTTCACAATAATACGTAAAGCAGCAATGTCAACCGTTCCACTGACCTGTACAAGAGTATTTTCATGGATAATATACAATCCATCACTGGTAGTGAAAGGATTATTTATAAATCCGTAAGCAATACTTTTAGAGATAGTATTGATGTGGGTAGCATAAATCGGTGGTTGCCCCACGGTAAACCCACAAATAGCAGATAAAGCTTTGTTATTGTCATTATTTTTAAATCCAAATTCAAGGATTGCATCATAGTTCCCAGCCTCAATCCGTAAATTTAATATTCGCCATTGTCCACTTGAATCATTGAATGGATTATTATATCCAGTCACAGGTGCAGTCAAAGTTGTCACACTACTTTCAGCACTTCCTGATGCTTGGGTGTGCCTATAAATAAATAATTCGTTACTTGATTCCGTTCTGGTTAAAGTGTTAGTTGCCATAGTTTTAATTGTGTTTTAATTAATTTTGACCTATTACTAATGATACTGTAGCTGACCCAGGATTAGAGAAATGAAGAATCTCTGATCCATAAGTAGGAGTCAATCCGACACCTTCTAGCCAGATAATTTGCTCAGTTAATAAACTCAAATTCTCACCAATATGTTTGAGGAAAATCAAGATTAAATCTTGAGCAATTGTAGATCCATTTAAATCATAAGAACTACTGAAGAACTCTCTGTATTCTTGAAAAAATTGCTGTAAATATATTTGCTTGCTTTTGCTAGTAACGAAGCTACAAATAATATCTCCTAAAGGTTGTAGTCCAGGCAAAATTACTGCTGTGATCGCGCTACTCAAAAGGTTTCCTTTTAAGCTACTGGTTGGGCTTGATAAAGTTACGAATATCTTGTCATAAAATAAATCAGTAACATTCCCAGCACTGTCATACAAGTAAACGTTACCATCAGTATCGTTTATTAATGCTGTAGTAGTTGCGGGTAAAGTTTCAGTTTGAGTAGTCGGCGTGGCTGCGTTCAAATCTCTGATGTTTAATGTTTTGCTGGTACTACTTCCTACATAGATTATTTCAGCAGTATCTACAAATGCCAAAGCATCAGGATTTGCCATGGTGTCAAAATTACTGTTTAGTGCATAGTTTCCTCCTGTTTGTACATACCTGTAAACTTTATTGTCCCCACTAGCTACGTACAAAGACGTGCGGTTATGAATCATGGCATTAGGTGTACTAACGACCGATAGTGTCTGTACCACTGAATTGTTACTAACGGTAATAACAGAAATACTATTGCTATTCCGATTAGCACAAAATACCCGTCCATCTCCCACCACTAAATCCATTGGATTTGTACCTACAGTGAGTGAAGTCACAGAAGTAATGGCTGTGATGTTACCAATATTCCATACAGTAACTTCGTTATTGCCAGGATGGGAGACATAAAGATTGTTTCCTGATATCACCACATCATGACAGTTGGTTTTCCCTGTTACCACAGAAGCGACAATCACCCCTGTAGAACCGTTGATGATTAAAATATCGCTGCTATCCGTTTGCGTACCAAAAATTAAATCTTTACTAGCGTCAAACCAAATATTATTCAGTGATACATTAATTGCTTTAACAGCGGCTTGGTTGGCAATAGAGACAAAGTATAGTTTATCCCCACTGATTAAATAAACCAAATTAAAAGGATCATATTCCTCTCTTAAACTAGGTTTAAATCCAAGGCTATCAATATTGCTATTTGTCAGTTTCAATCTTCTGAAAATAATTTCTATGGGCACATCAGAAACAGCATTTAAATACTTGGGAAATATCTTGGTATTGTTGGGCTTGTCTATGTAAAGTTCTTTAGTCAAAATAGCAAATGCAAACACTTCCTTGGAAGGAATTAATGGTAGCGTATTTGATGCTGCACTAAATAATTTTAAAGGTGCATTATCAGCCCCCAGCTTGACGACAGAACAGCCGTAGCGACTAAGAACTCCTCCTGTATTTCCTGATGTTTGAATCTCAAAATTGAAAGGTAAAGGAATAGGATTTCTTTCTATAGTTTGCACATATTCACTAGTAGGGATATCTGCAAATAAGATCCATCTATGGCGACCATTCTGATTCTCATCTCGCGCGTAGATATAAAACCTAGCCCCACTGCCGTCAAAACTCCCTAGCTCAATTCCAAACATCGTTACCAAGGAAAAATCAATATTTAATCCTGATAGTCCTGTGCCATCTAATTTGTCCTTAAATACAGTCCTTCCATAAATATTTTCCTTGACAATTCCATCAATTGTAAATCTTTGGAAAATACTGATAATATCGTTTCTGACTTGGATAAACCAGCCAGATTGATAATTAAATAAGCCAGCTCTGAAAGTTAAGCCATTACCAATAAATGTGGACTCCATCTTGATACCAAAGCTAACAAAAATATTGTTAGCCGCATCACAATCAAATAATTGTTTAGATGTGAGAACCACATATTTAGAAGCATCCGTATTGTTGTTGCTAATAATTAATTGGGTAGCATTGTCTTTATATTCTGTATAAGATTCTACCCCGGTGTAAGCAGCGTTTAACCCTACACCCAATCCCCAAAGCCTCAGTCCATCAGGAGTATTTTGTTCATTAGTTAGTGACAGTCCAATATCCCATTTAGTTGAGTCCGTCCCGTACCCATTAGTATCAGCAAATAACAAAATCCGTTCATCCTGAATCGGAAACCCAAATTGACTTGAAGACACCTCGCTATCAGGAAGATTGGCAGTATTTTTCCTTCTTCTGATAGGAATAAAATAATCATTAGCAAGAGTAACACTATAATGCCGACTATCGGGGTCAGACAATGCTTGACTTCCTGTATCCTTGGGATCTGTACCAAATTCTTCAGGGAAATAAATTTTCTGTAGTTCTTCCATTATTGAACTCCATAAATTAAAGATACAGATGCGATCGCATTAGTATTAGCAACCAAAGATCGGCAAATTATTAATAAAGTGTCGCCAGGTGTATCATCAGTAATAGATGTTTCTCCTCTACCCAGAAGTTCTCGCTGTGGGTCAAAAATTTCTTGAAGATCAATATCTACAGATTCATTAGCTCCTACATAAAATGCCCCAATTAATTTCCCAGAGACACCACTGGGATATCCTGAACTGGAGTTTATAGTTCCAGTGAAAGTTCTGGTGGTTGCCACTACTTTTAAGTTATCTTCAGAAGATTGCCCCAAATACCATGATGTCCCACTTCCTAATGATGTTATCTGAGTAACAGACCCTTTGACGAAATAAATCTCTGTATTTTGTGTCGAGGACGCTAGCAACTTATAAGGATATACCCGTGAACGCTGTGGCCTTTTAGCAGTTATTGAGCTATTCCAAATCCAAGGCTTGACCGCTAAAGCTAACATAGGAGTATAGACACCATTAGATACAGTTACCCCCGTAGCACTAGCTGATTCAATTTTAGCGGGACGTGGATCACCGCCGTCAATCCATACTGATACTCCAAAGCGACGTAAAAAAGCGTTAACATCAGTGGTTGTATTCCCGGCTCTTTTGCCAATCAAGTAAGTTACGGGCATATCTGGGCTGGACATTGAAGCCACAGGTAAAGTATCCCCAATTCTGATTTCATGCCCTTTAACCCAGCGTGTACCCCCATTGTATGGAGGGTTTTGATCCGGCATATAGATTAAGCACCGACCACCTGATCCACCGTACCAACTACGTTGAATCAAAAACATCGCTAAATTAGCTACTTCATTAAAGGAAACTGTAGCGTTAGTTCCTGCTGCTGTGGTATTAGCACTAATACTTATGTTCCCATTGTTAACAATTGTAATGACTGCTCCTGATGGAATCCCAGTTCCCCTGACACTCATGCCCACGGTCAAAATTTGAGTAGTCCCATTGTAAGTATTGCAAGTAATTGTTGTTGAGTTAGAAGCATAAGTACATCCTGTGACTACATAACTAGTAGTAATTGTTGATACTTGTTTAGCACTAGTTCCTCTTACTTGATCAATACCAGGAATCCCGTCACCGGAAAGTCCAGTGTATTTGTCACAGTTAAACGTACTCTGAGTTGGAACTACACTCGTATAAGCTAAGTCTTCCCAGGTATCCAAATCAATATAAGTAGTATTTAATCCATCAGCGTCAACCAAATAACTAGGACGATATAACAAACTATCACCTACCAATACGCTTGAATTGGTAGAACTTGACATCCCCGGAACAACATCAACAGTAACTTTTTTAGTAGAAGGAACTGATGCTGGTATAGCTGACGTTCTTCTGAAAAAATACAAATAATTATCCCAAGGTCGAATATTGGTAGATCCTAAGTCTGAAGTTAAATTTACACCGCGATCTTTTGTCATCAGCCGCCACCCATACCCATCACGCCGGGTAAATTCTCCCCATTGAACGATAGAGTTACCTATCGCCGGTCCCATAGCCACTTGTACCGCTTGAGATATGGAGATCTGCTTACCAGGCTGGTATTTAAAAGCAAACTGTGTTTGATGAGTTGAGAAATTTGTAGCCGTTGGCACTGTCAATTCAATACCACCAATACTGGGAATGTAATTTACGTTTCCAATGTTAGACCAGACATTCAAATCAATCCCATAAGCAGGGAGTTCTTGTAATAAAAATTGCCTACGCTCAGTGGTTTCAAAACCAAACATAGACTCTCGGACTTCTGAACGTGAAGTTGTAGCATCAACTACATACAACTCACCTTGATCAGTAGGTAAAGTCACTGAAATACTTCTATCAGCAGGTTTTCGACCGGGTTCAATGGGAATAGATCTAGAAACAATTACATCAGCCATTATATTTTCTCCTAAGTATTACAAATAACTATAAGTCACTCCAATGGTCAGACAAAGAAACTTTGCCTTGTATCAATCTTATCGTATAACCATCAGGCTTTCGACAAATCACGTCGTACCCGTATGTCCCAGACTCTAAAAATTGAGTATCTGCCGGATCTATTGCCAAATAAAATGAATCAAAAGGCGTGTTTCCATGCCAAGCGATCGCATTCTTGGGGATTGGTGATGTTAGTGCATTTACAGGAATAGAAGTTGCACCATGAGCTACAACAGTGGAAGTAATAGCTTTTCCGACATATTGCCAGCCGTCACTGGTTCTAATAGCAAAGTTCAACAAAGCCCCTGCTTCAATTCCCATAGACAAAGCTGACACTGTGATAGCAGTAGCACCACTAGCCGCTTCTGCGCTAATAATAATAGTTTGTACTCCTATCCTGGCTGAAGAGCCACTGTCGATAGCGTTATCCGTTGTACCTACAATTGACCCTTCGCCAACAATTAAATCCTGTGATAGGACAAATGATTTAGCAATAGCTCCTTCAAGAAATACCAAAGTATTCCCTGCTGGTACAGTAGCAGGTGATGAACTTACAGATCCGGCTGAAATTGAGCTATTATTTGAAAGCGTGATAGCCCCAAGTGTTGCAATAGGTACAGCAGTGAATGAAGCTGATGATAAAGACCTTAAAAATAAGCGACCTTCGCTGATTGACCGAGTAGCTGCACTAGAGCATACTAAAGTAGAGTCCGTAACTGCCAATACTTTTGAAGCATTGATACCAGAACCTTCTAAAGTGATTAAATCTCCAGCACGAATACCACAAGCACTTAAAGCCTGAAACTTATCGTGAGTGGTGGGATATTGCCTTAATAGGATTGTGTCACTCCCTTGAGTAGCAACACCTGTGAAGCCTTGTAAAAGGTTATATCCAGGTGATAACTTTCTAATTTCTGCAAATACCAAACAACCACGAAGATCGAGGTTATAGTCTGCAATAGTTACAGAAAACTGGGCGGACTCTCCTTTTTTAAAATTCAAATCTAAAACAGCGGTATCAAACTGCGGGGCTAATTGCGGTGTTAGTTGCAAAGTTGAGTCTGTTGTCATAAGAATCTTTCCAATATATTAATAGAAGATTGACTAGGCTCGTTAATATGTGTGTTGTAATTGATTATCAATTGTTTATTCTCCATCTGTAGCTTATTATTATCTAATTGTAGCTTATTATTGTGTAATTGCAACTGTGCATTACTTAAAAATAACTGCTCATTAGCTAATTTTAACTCCTTAACTTCTAAACCCAATTGTTCTTTGCCTAAGCATAATTGGTTGTTAGCTAGTTTTAACTCCTCAACTTCTAAACTTAATCGTTCTTTGTCTAAGCATAATTGACCATTAGCTAATTTAATATCACTTACTTCTAATTCCAATTGTTCTTTGCCTAAGCATAATTGGTTGTTAGCTAGTTTTAACTCCTCAACTTCTAAACTTAATCGTTCTTTGTCTAAGCATAATTGACCATTAGCTAATTTAATATCACTTACTTCTAATTC